GTAAATTACCATATCTATCTAATGGTAATCTAAATTTAATAGTTGCATTACCAAAAAGGATAGCAGCTTCATGATTAATATCATTAACAAGCGGATTCCTAATTTTCATGATTGGTTTGATTACAATCTTCTCAGCAAATGGTTTAAAGTTTACAGCCTCTTTTGTTTCCATATTTAATGTTTTTAAATAACCTCCCTATATTTCAAGGGAGGTATTAGTTGTTTTTTTATTATGCGTATGCAGGAGTGTACCCAGCTTGCATATTATTAATATAACTTAGTGTTCTAGAAGGGTCACGTACAATAGCTCCTCCAATAAACATTTTATGCTCTTCCCAAGCATCTTCTGCTGTTCCAATTGCACTAAGTGCTCCATCTGGATCAAATGGATTACGCAATCCTGGAATGTATTTGTGGATAATAGGTTGTCCTTTAACACCTACTTTTTGAATATTAGGTGCTCCTTGAGAAGATCCTACATCCAAAATATCATAACGGTAAGATTCTACTACACCTCCAGAAGGATGAAGTAACTTATTACGGTTACGGTCATCATACATAGAGTCTACGGAAAGACTTACTTTAATGTTATTTGGTCCAAGATATTCAACAAATTGTCCTCCATAACCAAGTCCCATTTGGAAACCTGATTGAGATACTTTGTACATTCTATCTTGATTCAACAATGGAGTAAACAATTGTGAGAATTTTTCCAATGATTTATGGAACTCATAAGCCCCACGTTCTCCAGTGCGCAATACAAAACCACGTTCTTCTGTATTTAATTTACCTTCAGATAAATCCAACAATCTTGAACTCAATTCTTCAATATCAAATACATTATAGAAACTAGAGTTTGCTGCTTCCATTTGTTGTCGAATACCAGCTCCTTCAGTAATTTTATAGCCTGATTTACCATCAATTCTATATCTACCATCAGCAGAACGGTTAGATGTACCAAACATATATAGTTTATTAATATCTTCACGGAAGGCATTATCAAACATAAATGATTCATACTGTTGCCAGAATTTATGAACTTTACCATCTGGACTCATAAAATATGATCCAAATTTACGGTCTTTCATGTTACCAGGAGTTTTCTTCTGGATACGGATTTGTGAGAAGGAGTTACGCATAGAAATATGAGACTTATATGCAACTTCACGTCCTTTACGAGACATTGTACGTTCTACTGGGGAGTATTCTCCAGAGAATCGTTTGCCTGCTGTTACTTCCTCATAAGGAATAAACATTTCAGGATCTCCAGTTGACATAACACAAGTATATACTGTATTAAGTCCCTCTGGTCTTCCTTCTGATCTAACCAAAATAGGATAAATCTCATTTAGTTCTCCGACAATTTTTTGTGTGTCTGAGAACACATTTTTAGGAAAGACTAATTCAAATTCAGCAAAATTACGTCCAGGACGATCAGCAGCAGTTACTGCTACGCCATCAATACGGCATTCTACTAATTCAATATTATCTAGTCCTTGTGATTGCAATTCCCAAACATAATCAGTATCATCGTCAAATTCCAATGTAGGAAATTGAGCCAAGACACTATCAATGTTATTTCCAAAATAATTTTGCTGTATTAGCGTAATCATATCAGATACCTTTTGAGGGGCTGCTTGCCAAATAGCTCCAATATGGTTTTCGGTAGTTAAACCTTTCCATGTTGTAGCATCTGTCATTTGCAATGGTGATAATCTATTAGACATTTAATTTAAATTTATATTTATTAAAAGTTCATTTGTTTTAATGCATCTGCAATACTAGCTGTAGTTGATCCTTGGTTATTTGATTTACCAGCTCCATAAACAGTTGTTCCTTGTGTTCTTAGTTTTTCTTCTAATTCCAAAGCTGCTTTTGATCTACTGGTGTTTAAAAATTTAGAAAAATCTTTAAAGCCATTTGTAATGACATGCATTGTGTGTAATTTAATTTTGTAATCAGGATCTTTATAAGCTTCCATTACATCATTTAAAATATTATCTCCTGAAACATTTACTGGACTAGTTAAAGAATTAAATACTTTTTCTTTTGTTTTGGAATTAATAGGAATTCCTGGGATTATTTCAGAAGACTCATTAATTTTGGATTTTAAACTATTTAAAGTTTCTTGCTCCTTTTCTTTGATTTTCTGATTTGCTTCTGCTGCCTCTTCAATTTTTTTACTAATAGTAGTTTTTTCAAACTCAACAAGGTTATTTTTAGCCTGAATAGCTACTTTACTAGCATTGTCATTTTGAGTAGCGGCTTCTGCAAATTCTTTAGCTTCATCATCACTAATGCCTTTGATTAGTAATGATCTTCTAATAAGTTCAAATTGTAGTTGGACATTTTCTTCAATTTGTCCTTCTGTAATTTTATTATATGTTTCTAAATTAGATTGTCTTTTAGAATATTCTTCATGTGTTACGCCTGCTCTAATAGCATCAACATATTTTTTTTGTTCTTCAGTTAGATCAGATAATTCATTTTTTGCAATTTGTTTGCCAATAGCATCAATTAATTTATCTCCGTCATTTACTTCTTTTAATTCTTCTTCAGTTAAAGATAAAACTCCAGACTCAACTAAAGCTGAGGCTAAAAAAGTAAACGATTCTTGAGAAGATGAATTGTGCTCTGTCTTGCCTGGAGTTTTTGGGTTATCTTTGTCTTCAATAATAATGTCATCTAAAGCTGCCAGAGCATCAAGTTCTAATCCTCCAATTTCTTTGTTATTTGTATTATCTGCTTTATCTTCTTGAGTTTTAGCAGGTTCTACTTTATCTTCAGGATCTGTACTTAGAGCTGTCTCTATAATTGCTGATTCTGAATTTTCTAATTCCTCAATGTTAATTCCTTCCATTTTATTTACTTTTTACAAAAATATAATAAGATTTTTAATATAATACTAAATTTTATTACGTTGCGTAAATATATTTAGATTTTATATAGCTAAAATTATTTTGTTTTGGGTTTTGTTTTTGCAATTTTTTCTGTTTCTTTATTGTGTCTTTCTGTTTCTTTTAATTCTTTAGCTTTTTGTTCATAAGCTTTTTGAATTTCAAGAGCTTGGTTTTTTAATTTTTGAAGTTCAATATTTATATTAGCTCCTGTATCTGTTATATTAGAATACCTTGAATCTACATTATCTTGACGCATTCTTTCTTTTTCTAAATCATTTTCTAGTTTTTTTTCTTCTCTAGTATCTTCACGATCCCACTCTTCTCTTTTAAATGCTTTATCATCAGCAGCTGCTTGTTTTAAGAACGCCTGTTGTTCTTGTTGCATTTTTATTTGTTGTTCTTGAGCTTGCTGATCTCTTTTGAATTTATCTCTTTCTGCTCTTTCTATTTTTCTTCTAATAGATGATAATGATTCAGTAGAATAAATATCTAATAATTGAGAAAAATTCATTTTATCATTTTGAATAGCTGCTTGAGCTAATTGCATCATGCTGTTAAGTAATTTTTGATTATTAGCAGAGTTACTTATTTGAAGTCCGTATTCTGATTCATTAAATTGTTCCCCATCTATGTTTAGTAACATAGTAGAACCATCGTCTAAAACATATTGTATTTTTTTATTAGCTTTATCTTTCCAGGCATATTTAGCTGTTTCTAATAAACATTCTAATACTTTTACTTTAACTAATTCATGTTCTTGAAACCAATACTCAGTAATCATAGAAGATTGATTTAATTCAGTTTCTACATTGCCTACTGCTTGTCTTTGATGAATTTGTCCTTGCCTTGCTTGAGATACTCCAACAATATCTCCTAATTCTTGTTTGATAAAGGCCATCATATTCATATACAATTGAATAGTATTACCCATTTCCATATCAATAACAGGGGAGTTTTGATTCATTGCTCCAGCTAATTTACCTTGTGCAGTTCCCTTATTTCCTTCTTTGAAAGCATCATATACAGCGATGTTCATACCTTGAGCAAAAGATAACCATTTATCAATTTCCCAACCTTCTGGTACTTCATGTAAACCTAGACGCATGATTTTACCATGATTTTTAGCAATTGCTAACTCTGATCTATAAGCAAGAATATTATAAAGATATTGTAATGGTTTGGCTCTATCCATAATAGACATAGCTTCATTATCATTTGTATTATAAATCTTGCCTACAATTCCAGGATGACATTTAGATGGATTTTCCATAGATCTAAACTGTACTGGCTTAGGCCTCATTCTCAAATAAATAGCAGTTTCATCTAGATTAACATCTTTAGACCCTCCTAATTTATGACCTTCCCACCATTCATTTACCCAAAGTATTTCTTCCGTTTCTCCTTTAGATTTATCTATTTTATAATTTTCATCATATAATTCAAATTGTTCATCTCCTTCAGCATCATAATATTTAACTTTTTTAAGTTTACGCATTGATTTCCAATAAACTCTTACTCGTCTAATATTACCATCATGGTCAAATTTATCAGCATACCCATTATTAGATAATCTGCCAATATCAATTCCTTTAGTAGGATCAAGTGGTAAATCATTAAACCTTCCAATATCAATTCCTTTTTTAGCCCCAGAAGAATTAGCAAATCTACCTGATTCTAATGAATCTATTTGTCCTGGAGTTAAATCTTCATGATACTCATCAATAGCCATCCCTAATGAAATGTAATCTTCAATAGTAATAATATCAGAATCATGTACCCAAGGAGATTCACCAGACCTAACTGTATGAATATTCATAGGATTTAGTCTACTAACTACTGGTTCTCCAGCTACAATATCACAAATATAATGTTCTTCAGCAGAAATAAATACATCTTTCATACCTAAAGAAAATAGATAATCTACATTAAGATGTTTAGTAAGATAGTTTAATATTTGAGTACCTACTTTTTCTTTTATGTCCTGATAATCATGATCTAAATAATCTTTAAAATTATTTAATTGCTCCATTTGTTGTTGTTCATCAGCATTTGGATCAGATAATTGACTAACAATTAAATCTTTTAAGGATGTTCTAAGGTCTTCTTCTTTTCTAGATATTGCATCTTGATTTACTACTCTTAATTTATAATCAAATCTTCTAGTTATAGATTCCCCTACAAGTAAATCTATTTTAGGGTTTACAATAGGGTAATTTTGCATTTTAGCTGGAGATTTTAATCCTAAAATACCCATAGGATTAATAATTCTTTCTACATCTGCCTGATCTAAGATATCAGAATATAAATTATAATTAATTCTTTTGTTATAATAAGATTTTCTTAAACCTCCTGAAGACCATAAACATGCACTTTCACCTGCATTTATACATTTTTTTCTCCAATCATCATTTTTTTCTTTATAAGATTTCTTTTGATAAGGAAAAGAAATGTTACTCATATTCATCATATGCTATATTGTTTAGTGTGAATATTATAATTTCTATTAAAAAAGTCATCTTCTCCTAAACTTTTAATAGTTTTGTTTTTTCTTGTTTCTATATATTTTAATTTATCTTCTCTGAGAATCATTAATATTATCATGGCTGATATTCTATCTGCATTTCTTTTATAGTTAAAATTTATTAATTCCTTAAGTAATCCTATACTTTCTATTTTATGTAAATTTAGAATATTAGAATCAGAATCTTCTCCATAAGCAGGTTCAATTAACCATTTAGCAAGTAATCTTAATCCATATACTCTTACTGGAGTTACCATTGTAGTACCTTTTCTTTTATTACCAACTTTACTTATAGTAATATCCGCAACATCTCGTAAAGATTCTGGAGTGTCACATAATAAATGTGTACTATTTTTATTATTATAATATGAATAAAGTCCTTTTTTATTCTGCTCATAATTATGTTCTGTTGAGTAGAAGACGTTTAATTTTCTAGTTATTTCATAAAACTCATCTGTACCTCTTCTTCCTGTATATTCTGCTACTATTCTTTCTGTAAAAGAGTCTAATACCCAAGTTGAACCTAATGAGTCTGTAATTGATTCATCATCATCATATGTATCTGTTCCCTGTAAATATCTATTTTTTACAGTATGTCCTTCTACATCTTTTATAGGAAGTTCAAATAAACAAATAACTCCTTCTCTATTTTTATTATCTTTAATTGGGTAATCTCTTTCTAGTAAATTACTATTAAGATACTCCATTTTTATTTTACCTTCTGTATCCCAAACAAGCTCTACATGATAATGAGCATTCTCATATCTATGAGGATTAGACACTACTTCAGCTAAATGAGATTTTAATTCTGCTTGAGGAAATATATTATCCTTAGCATTCATAAACATTTCAGAAGGTTTAATAGGATAGTTCATCATCTCCAAAGCTAATGCAGATGGATCTTTTGATTTCTTTTTTTCTTCTCTTCTTTTTACCAAAGCTTTTGTCGCAGCTTCTACATCTGTATTTCCATTTTCATCTTTATACTCATTCATTGCATAATAAGCTGGGAAAAACCATCCTATTTTACCAGTACCTTCCCACTCATCATCAAATTCTAATGCTTCAAATCCTTTAGGATCTCTAAACATAATTTCAAATTCCTGAATCTTTTCAACGTTACCACCTGTACCAATCCATAAACCTGCTCCAAATTTCCAGGGGAAGTCCATCATGGTTGCTGTATTAGATCCGTGTACTGCTAATGCATTTGGTAATAAACCACATTCTTCTACAACAGACGTAGAATAACGTCCCCCAGCTGCCGCTTCTGGGTTTTCTATAGTATATGTACCATGTTTAATATTACTTTTACTACCTGCTTTAATCCATTTTCCTCCTACTTTTTTATCATATGAATGAGTCCAAGGACTTTTCATATTATTAGGTTTAATATCTCCTGACATTTGTTTATACAAAGGAGATGGAGTATATTCATCAGTATTTTCACCCCATGCGCCTGGAAGATTATCCATTCCTTGTTGAGTTTTTTGAAGTAATTCAGATGATTTAGCAGCAATAGCTGCTCCTACAAATATCTCTACTTTAGCTGGATGTTTAATAGTACGTTCAGTATACTCTTTAGCCCCATCTGTTATTATTTCATGTTGAACTACACCTACTCCAGTAAGAAAAGATTTACCTGTACCACGAGGTCCACATAGAAATAAATCTTGAGCCATATTTTGCCATAAAGGAATTCCTAAATTAGCAGAATGTAGTTTACGTAAATAAGTTCTAGCAGGAATATAATCTTTTAATGTTGTACCATCTTTTTTATAACAAGTTGAGTCTACTTTATAATAAGGATCTTTGAATAACATTAACATGTCCCTATTACAAGTATAATTATCATCATCTTTAAATCCTGAGAAACCTTTGGCTTCTGTCCAGTTATAAAAAAATTCCCACTCTATATCTCTTAAAGAAGGTCTAATTTTTTCTTTTGGGGCTGATTTAGGAGCATCATCTGGTTTGTGTAATATAATACCAAAATTAACATAGAAGTATAAGTTACTTGGCATAAAACGCCACTTATCTGAGGTTGTACCTTCTGGAAAATCTTCATCTACATTAATCTTGGTATCTATATCATCAATACTCCAAAATCCTTCTATAACTCTTTTTTTATGTCTTTTCCAATATTTTAGATATTCAACAGACTTTGGGTGAATAGAAGGTACTTCACTTATTAAAAAATTATTTCTGTTGTTTATTCTAATAAAAGACATATCTTATTTAATTAAATTTTCAAATTCTTTTTCTGTACCTAATACACAAAGTTCTCCACCTCCTATCATTACCATAGTACATACATTACCATAGAAATCATCTTCATAATAAAAATCAATTTTAGATTTAAATACAGTAATTTCTTTAATATCAAACTTATCTGCTGTTATACCTAATCCTAGTTTTTTAGCACTATCTGAATCTTCAGTACTGAAATAACAATTTAATTTAATTTTCTCCATATTATAGTTCTCCTTTTTCTGAAGCAGATTCAATGGCTCCTCCTTTTATAGATCCACTAATATTTTCTGTTTCTATTTGTTTTTTAATTAAATCTAGATGATCATAAATCTTTTTAGTTTCTGTCATCATTTTATCTAACTGAGGAGCTGTACCTCTCATTAATTTAACTCCTCCTTTTTCAGTTTCCTCATACCAATCAAGAGTATAATTAGTTTCCTTAATAAATTTAGCTCTTTCTGCTAATTTAGCTTGAAGTTCTATTAATGCTTTTTCAGCAACTGTTAAACATTTATCTTTATATTCTTCAATTAAGTTGACAATCTCTTCTGTATCCCAATTGAATTTTTCATTTTGTAAATAATCAATAGATATTAACATTTTTTTATCTAATGGATTAACATTTTTCCAAGGATTCTTTTCATGAGGATCTACCATTAATGCTATTGCCCACATTACTTTAGAAGATTCTATTTTACTCTTAGATTTATCTTTATCATATAGAATTTTAAAGCTAGGAAAGTTCTTCATTCCTGGATGTAGTTCCCAGTAGTTTAAATCTGTATTCCAGTTAGGGCTGATCGTAGTCATAAAAAATTATTTTAGAATTGTATTCTAATTGAGCTATTAAATTTTCAGGTAAGCAAGCTACTGTAAATTCACCATATTCAAATGAAGAGAACGCTTTGGGTACATATACCATTGTTTCAACTGGTTTACTATTAACTAATTCTTGTATTTTTAATAATATATTTTTAGTATCTCTATTTTCTTTATTATAATTTAATGGTTCAAAAATAGAGTTTATAGTGCTGTAAACAGGAATTCCCCAAATTGCTTTACCCATGTTCTTCATTTTTAATTACTATACAATCTGTACTAAATATCATAATAGCAGCTCCAATTGCATTCTTAATTGTAGAAGTTACTACTAGTGTAGGATCAATAATATGATTCTTTTTAATAGATTTATTAAATGATTCTAAGACTTCATGATCATTAAAATCTAGTTCTCCATTATCAAAAATAACTTTTTTAAGATCTACTATAGAATTAAAGATAATAGAATCTAATTCAGGATCTATTTTAAGCTTATTGTAGGCATTTAAATAAGCTTGTACTCCCCCTATTACATATCCTTGATCTAAAGCTGCTTTAACAGCTCTAACTGTATCATCTATTCTATCTTTTTTATCTTGTACTTCAATATCATTTGCACCTCCTGCATAAATTACACTAGCTCCTGAAGTAAAGTATGCCATTCTTTTAATGTAGTTTTCTTTTAGTCCGGTAGTGTCAGATTTAATTTTATCTTTATAATATTGAATTCTATTTTCAATTTCTTCTATATCACCTTTTCTTCCAATAATATTAGTTTCTCTTAAACTAATTTCTACTGAATCTGTAAATCCTAATTTATCTGTATCGATACTAAGAATATCATATCCTTTATCTTTCATTAGAGGTACTGCTCCAGTAATAATGGCAAGGTCTTTAATTGCTTCTCTTCTCGCATCTGCAATAAAAGGTGCTCTAATTACTTCAATAGGTATATTTTTTTGAGCTTTATTAAAAGCTAAGGTGCTTAAAGCGCTGCCTGTAAGATCATTGCAAATTACTAACAATGGTACTCCAAGTTCTTCTTGTAATGCAAATAATTTAAATGCATGGTTGACTGTAGTAAAATCAAGATCACATACTAATGTTCTAGCATTTTTATGTATAACTTTAGTTTTACCATCTCTATCTTCTAGCAAAGGAGAAATATGAGTTCTATCTAATCTTACACCTTCTGTAGTATCTATAAAGGTGTCATAACTATTAGAACTTTGTACATTGACAATACCTTCTTTACCTATTGTAAGGAATGCAGAAGTAACTAAATCTACAATTTCTTGATCTCCTTTAGATGATACACTAGCAATGCTTCTAATTAATTTTTCTGTATTTACTTCTTTAGATTGTTTAAGTACTTGTTTTTCAAGTTCCTTAGAAATAATAAAAAGTTGTTGTTTTAAATAATTAGTTTTAGTAGGTTTATCTTTAAGATAATCAAAACAATATTTAATTAATGCATTTGCAAGTATAGCTGTGGATGAGGTTCCATCTCCTGCTACTAATGCAGTTTTTTTAGATGCTTCTTTTAAAGCCTGGCAAGCTACATTTTCCGCAGGATCTTTTAAACTAATTTCTTTAATTACAGTAACACCATCTTGGGTCACATGGGGGAGATTATATATCTTAGTTAAAGCTACATTTTTACCAAATGGTCCAAAAGTAGTAGAGACAGCTTTTGCTGTCTTCTCACTACCTTGAATTAGTCTCTGTTTAACTTCTTCTCCAAATATAATATTACAAGTTTCTCTTACCATACTGCAAAAAATTCTGATTCTCTAACATACAAATATTTCATATCAGAGAGAGTAAGTTTATCACGCATAACACTATCTACTTTTACTGCATATTTTTTACCTACTTCTACTGCAACACAATTTGGACCTTTAGCTAACACTTCTACAGAATCAAATTCAGGAAGCATATTCTCCATTAGATATTTTTCCTTTTCTGCATCTGGTAATGTTTTTAAAACCTTTTGTGTTTCTTCTTTTTTAGCCAATATAGGATTTTTAATTACTACTAACACACCCATTGGACTTGGAAAGTCTGCAACAAAATTGTTTTTTTCTAAATTCATCTTCTCAATTTTAATTATTTATACTGCAAATATACAATTTTTATTTAAATTATTCTTTTTTTAAAGAAATTCTTTGAATATTCTCTTGTATTTTTATAATTTGAGGTTTTCTAGCTACTAATAAACCTAAATATTTAAATCTAATATTTTTAAATGTATTTAAATTATCAGGCTTACATTCTTTGGTTACTTTTCTGGCCAATAAGAATTGTGATTCAAATATAGATTTAACTACTTCAAATGGTATTCCTTTTCTTAATGAAATATCTTTAAGTTTTTGTTCAATCTTTTTTTGCATCTTTAGTCTTCTTAGTTGTTTTATTAGATTTCATATCTTCTAAAGCAGCTTTTTTAGCTAGTTTTAATTCTTTTTCTAATTCTTTAGGGTCAAATTGATCTCCTAAATAGTCTTCTAGTATATCTTCTACTTTATTTCTCATCTTCTATTTCTATATTTAATTCAATATTTAAACTTTTAGTAGGATATATTAATAAAGAATTTCTTACTTCATACCTATCATTTAACAATTTTTTTTCTTTTAGAGAAAATAGAGCATTTCTAAATGAAGCTGAGGACATACTTAGTTGTTCTTCTATTGTTCTTCTATTGGAAGAATTTAGAATAATTGTAAACCTATCTTTAATATCTGGAATATCTTTCTTTAGAAAATTCTGATATATTAGTTCTGATAAAACATCTAGTTCTTTGCTTGTAGCTCCATTTAAAAAAGGCTTCATAAATTCTATATAAGATCTAAATGCAATCCTTACAGGTCTTTTAAAATTAATCTTCTTTTCCATTTCATTTACTTTTTACAAAGATAGGATATTATTTTAATAATTCATTACTTCAATAAAATGTTTAAGAAGCATATTATTAGATTCTGCTGATGCTTGGCCGTCTCTCTTTAGATCTAACATATTGTTGTAGGAAGCATTATCTATTTTACCATCTGAGTAGGAAATGTTTGTCTTAAGTCTTAAATAAGCTTTGCAACGTTTTTCTTCTACTGCAGCTCTCATATTAAAATCTGCTATAATTTGATTAGCTTTCATTTGAATATCAATAACATCATCTACATTATCCAATATTCCTTTGGTATAAAAGTTATTTTCATCTTTTTGTTGCTTATCTAAAGAAGGGATTTTCATACCAGTAGAATAAGATAATACAGATATTTCACAACCAGGATTATTTCTAGTAGCTTCAATAAAAGTCATATGTGAAGGATTATTAATACAAAGTCCTCCATCACCTAATAGTAGTTTAGTTTTACCATCTACACTAGTTATTTTAAAGCCTTTGAAGTAAATAGGAGCAGCTGTTGTAGCTCTTACTACATCTTTTAAATAAAAGTCTGCTGAAGGGTCTAATCTAGCTCTTTCTGATTTAAATAAGAATACTAATTTGTCATCATATCTATTAGAGTAATTTGTAGCAGATACAACTATATTAATATTTAGATCTGATAGTTTTTTATCTCCAATAATTTCATCTAGTATCTTTTCAAAGAAGTCTACATCATATTTAGATTTAAAAATTCCCCATCTAAATGGTTTTTTCTTAAATATATTTTCTCCATGTTTAAAATAGAACTCTTCTACTTGATCTACACTGTATCCAATGGCTAGTAATACGCCTATAATTCCACTTGTAGAATTAAGTCCTAGGTAATCAAAATTATTGACTATAGTTCCCTTTAATTCTTTTTCTAGCTTTCTAAGTTGAGGTAATATGGCTACTCCACGAATTCCCCCTCCATCTATTGTTAGTACTTTAATGTTTTTCATTTATATATGTTTTAATTTTACTTTCTCCAGTTAATACAAATCTAAGAAAAGATTCTTTTTGTTGTTTTTGATATTCTGGAGTTTTTTGTAATTCATCTAACTCTATTAACATTAAAGTTAATTTTTCTAAATCTTCTGTTGTCATAAATATATAATTATAAATTCTTTTCCTCTCCCCTTTTTTGAATTTTAAATCTTCACACACCAAAAACTGCTGTCATTTCAACACCAGAAACTGTAACCGTAACCTCATCTTACATGTTTTTTGTTCACGCTCATAATAAGCATTTACCTGATCCAACACAACTTCCATCTTTTATTAGGTTTTGTGAGTTATAACCCAGTTCTACTGGGAAGAGTAATTAGTAGATAAAAGAAATCTACCCTACAAATATAAGGTAGATTCTTAAATAAAACAAATAAAAGCTATAATTAATTAAAATACCATAATATTATAATGTAAAAAGAATCCATCTATAGGAGTAGTTCCATTAGATGTATAAATTTTTAAACGTAATATATTATCAGATTCATAAGTAAAATCACATACAGCTTCTGTTGAAACTCCATTTCTTTTAAAATTATATAATATAATTGTTTTAGATTGAGGAAAAGCACTAGTTAAAGTTCCTTTGTAGTTACCCACTCCATCTCTAGTCCATACTACAGGTCCTGATAATTGATTAACTCTGGGGTTATCAACTATATTGTCTGAAGTTGTAGCATCTTTTGATAATTGACCAGTGTAATATTTAAAAGGCTTTACTGCTCCTTTACTATCTGTAAATGAACTTGCAGTAATAGATCCTGTAGCTACATTTCCTGCTTCAACTACTTGATCTAAAGTAGGAGTTGTTGCTAAACTTAATACATCATCTGCATTAATACTTACTGGTAAATCAGAACTTGATGTAAATGCAATTAATATTAGTCCTTCTGTTGTTTGAGGAATTTGTTTTTTTAAAGCTTTTTTATTAAGGTTATTTGCACCCATATTTTTTAATTTAAATTAAGTTACAAAGGTAGTTTATATTTTTAATTATTTGTTGGAAATGTCAATAATTTTTTTATAGAAATATTTTTTTGGAATTTTATTTTTAGATTTTTTAAAATTTTTATGGGATTTTAATTGAGGACCACCTACCTAAAAGCCACCCCTTACACATCTTGGTGGTAAAATACCCCTGCCTTATATATGGTAAATAAGGTAAATTTAATTCTATTTAATTATTTCAATTATGAGCAAAGTTATCGTATGCATCCCTAAAAATGAGGATGGCACAGCTAAACATGCAATTATTCGTCCTTCAACAACTAAACCTGAATGGGGTAGTGTTATGGTTAAATCAACGTCATTTACTATGACTAATGGTATCATTAATGAGCGCTCTCGTGCTGCTTATTTCCGCGCTCCATTAGTATTACTAAATAAGTTGAATCTTAAGGAAGGTGCTGATCTTTCTGCATTGTTGGGTACTGAATTGCGTATTGCGCGCAAAGAGACTAACATTCCTCAGTATGAAGGTCATCGTCAAAAGATGAATCCTCAAACTAAGGAGAATATCTTCGTAGGTGGACAACCAGTGTTCTTACAAGATTCTGTTGAGGCTGCTAATGTAGCTGATCAACTTATTACTGCTGATGCAGGTGTTGCTGCTCCAGCTGTTGTATCAGGTGAAGCAGGACAAGTATTTTAAGGGCTTAGTTCAAGTCCTTGATTAAGTAGAGGAGAGTAGTTTGGTATCGTTAGCTGCTCTCCTTTATTATTAAATTGTAATCAATTAAAGTTCAACATATGGAATCAATTCTTTTTGGAGTAGTATTCTTCACAGTATTTGGAGCATTGCTCTTAGTCAAAGTTAAATACCACAGTAAAGGATAATCTCATGTGGGAGTTTTATCTTTTGTTCTTAGAAGATACAGAGTATCCTCAGGCAGTTTGGTATTCATTAAATTAATCTAAATATGGTATTTAGATAGTGTTTAAACCCTTAATTTCTTCACCATGAAAAAAACATTCATTATTGTAAACGGTTGTATTACAACTGCTGCAATAACTCAAAATAGCAACTCTTAGTGGGTTGCTTTAATTAATATAGTTAAGGAGGAACTCACTTTGATATCAAGTGACTATAAACCGTAAAAATAAGACCCTCAATAGATACATCCTACGCAACATAAGACCAATAGATTTTAGCGTATCTCTGAGAACCTTAACTATATTAATTTCCTTGTTTTAATAAAGATCAATATAAAAACTATTAATAATATTATATAAATTAAGGAAAGGTTGCTGGTAGTATAGCTCTGAGCCAAAATCAGATAGCACGTAATTTATATAATAATCTTAAAAGAGAATAATAAGTATAAAAATCTAGTATAGTTTGGATTGATCACCAAATGATAAAAGCTACCCTTGTGAGTAAGGCTCTTGGCTCTAGTTTGGCCTTATAAAAAAACCATGAATATACTTATTGTTTTCTTTTATAAAAGATAAATACTAATTAAAAATGTTTGGAGAGTATGCTTATATCTCGGTTAATACTTAATTGATTAATTGCTTTATAAGATATTCTCCTTACCTCATTTAAAATATAGTGGACTATTGGTATGGCTACTATAATATAAAGACTTCTTCCAATTGCAGGGAATCCAGGTTAACTGGTAGTTCAAATATTAGAGATCTAAGGTGCAACCTTAGGAAGTCTTTATTTCTTATTTAAAAGATACAATAGCTGTATCTAATTGTTTAACCTAAAACTTATTATTATGTATGATTTAACTTTGTATGAGTATTATTATCCTCAGAAATAGATATTAACACAAGTCTTTTATTAATTTAATCTAGACAATTGCATTTGATTTTTGCTTGTGTTATAAATGTACAAGAGCTTCAATATTGTAGGTGGAGTAAGCTTGTATTTGAACCACATTGATTTAATTATTGATGTGGTTCTTTTTTAACTTACTATTAAATATAAAAATATGATAAATTTACTATTTACATTTCTATTAATATGTATTGTAATTGTGATCTTAGATATATTATTTTACAATGATTAAAACTTTAAAACTATGTTAGGACTAGCATTAATATTAATATTAACATTTGTAGCCATCATTTTAAGTGATGACTAAATATAAAAACTTTTAATTATGAAACTATTTAAAAAATTTAAACAAAAGATATTAGGTATTCCTAATTTAGAACACAAGGAGGATATTAATAAAGCTGGTGGTATTAAAGCTACTATTAGTAATTTTCCTCCTCAGTATACTGGTAATAAGAGTTATACTACACCTTTTAATTGATTAACTATGGAATTTCTAATAATAATGTTATTTATAGCTGTATGTATATATATTGCAGTGACTACTGATATTTTTGAATAATAATAAATATAAAAACTATATGAGTCTATTTATACTTATTATCCTGGCTGCAATAATACTTTATATTGTAGATTGTACAGATTTATTTGATTAGTTTGTGATTAAAACTGATATCCTGATACTCAAACATATAATCAAACCAATAACCTAAACCATAAATAACTAAATCATTCTAATTATATAGCTAATGATTACAAAAGATAAAATAATAACTAACAATATATGGCAAGTATCTACTAAGTCATTAACTGAATTAAAACATAAATTTGTCTCTGAACAAAAGTATATATCTGCTCATTATATAAGACATTTTGAAGCTCATATGCTTAGTAATATTGAACTTAATATCAAAGAAGATGATTTTAATTCTAAAGATTATCATATATTCTTACACTATTTAAACACTATTAAAATAGGTATAAACTAAATTTATTAATTACATAGCTAATGATATTTAAAAAACACTATTGTAACTTTTCTATTAGACTATACAACATAGATAGAAATGAAACTACAGCTTCTCTAATTACTCAATGTAAATGTGGCAAAACTAATCATGAAGTTGTACACAAAGAAAGTCCTACATATAAACAATTTATAAAAAAAGTATAATGGATGACAGTGAAGAAAAAACTGATTGGTTTCCAGTTTACAGCATAAATAACAAAGAAACCTCATTAAGATTAATGGAGAATAAGATAATTACTCCTAAAAATACTGCTGTTATCATAGTGAATAACAAAGAAGTAATTCAATTATCTGAATCACAAGTTAATAGTTTAGCATATGAGTTGCTTAAAATTATTAATGAAAGAGGATATGTACCAGTAGAAAAAACTATTAAAACTTAATTTAAACTATTACGTCATGAGAACAACCAATAAAATATACACTATTGATTATGATATTTGTGATGTAATATTTATTAATCATATTAGTGTAAACAAAGAATATCAAAGAAAAGGATATTGTAGAAGAATATTAAATAATCTTCAAAAACAATATCAGCTACCAATAGCATTAGAATGTTGGCCTACATTATTAGAGTTTTATATAAACTTAGGTTTTGAAATAAAGTGTAATACTATAGATGGTTACATTGAAATGAAAAAAGATTATAAACCATGAAACATACTTGGAGACATTGGATAAATGGCAAAGGTTACTATTCATTTAAGTCTTTTAAAGTATATTGGGCTTATAGAGAACATCTAACTGAACTATTTACAAGTACATTTAAACCATCTGGATTTGAGTTATTTCTTATTGATAATGGTTTTAAACAAACTGTAGGTAAGCCAAAAGAATTTAGTACATACGATAATTGTGGAAGAGGTTATACAGATGAATATGGAAACACTTGTACAATAGGATTAATGGGCTCTCCCTGTAAAATAGCAATTACTTGGCCCATAATTAAAATAAATAATAAATATCTAAACTCATATCCAACACCAGATTTATTTGATGAAATACTAAAAGAAATTCAAAAATTTAAATAACTTTAATTAAATAGCTAATTATTATGACAATAAATAAATTTATAGAAGAACTACAAAAAATAAGTGAAGATAAAAGAGAATTACCTTTAATCATTGAGTATCCTAATGGATTAGAAGTAGAACCAAAAATAAAAATGAAGTTTGAAAACTATGGAAGTCCTTTACTAGGAGATAAATTAGAATCAATGGTGATTACTTGGCAACAGTAAATTAACTAATATGAATAGTATAAAACACAAAGTAGGAGATGAAGTACTTGCTACAAGTACTTCTTCAGATAAAAGAAGTCAACAACGTAAAAAAGGTAATACATATATAGTAAAAGCTGTGTCTTATTGTGGTTATTGTGGAATACAATTAATAAATATAGGACAGAAAATTGAAGATGATAATGAAATAGTAAAATGTAATTGTGATTGGTTGCAACTTAATCAAGGATTAAAATGGACGGCTGCTAGTGAATTTGTATCAATAAATAATATTGAATCATTCAAAGAAAAATGTTTAGAATAAGAAGATTATGAAACATTAGTCTTATTAAGAGATATGTAATATGAGTAAAGTAGACTTTTCAATATTAAATGAAACTGATATATTTTATGCTCTTTCTGCATATGAATGGTTATTTAAAGGAAATCCTATTGGTACATCTTCAGGACTCTGTATTGGAGATGAAGAGACTTACCAAGATTCTACTCTTTTTATGGATATTAGTTGTATACAAGAATTACGTAAAGCTAATGAAAATGAACTAGAACTATTTTATAAACATTTTCCAGGACAAAAAAGATATAGAAAAAAGATGAAAAACTACCTTACAATTAAAGATATGCAAGAAGCTGGTTGGAAATTTAAATATACTAAATAATCTATATAATTTAATAACTAAATTATAATATTAATCAACTAAAACAATATTATGAAAATATTAATATTAGCATTACTACTTTCTAATGTAGCAAATGCTCAAATTCAAAAAGATAAAGTATTGCACTTTGGTGCTGGAGTTTTAATAGGAGGTATTACATCATTAATAATCAAAAAAACTGAATTAAAAGATAACAAGTTTGCTTGTATTTTAGTATCAACTACTACTTCAACATTAATTGCAGTGGGCAAAGAAGCTTATGATCAATACGTAAAGAAAACTTTTGCGGATGATAGAGACATCTTATGGACCGCAATTGGAGGATTAGTTGGAGGAGTTTCAATAACTTATACTATTAAATATAGAAAGAAACCTGCAATTAATAGAGTATTATAATGATTGATGAAAATAATATACCAATTAAATGGGAAGTAGATAGAGCAACTAATAAAGAGGATTCAGATTTAATTTCTAATTATATATTAAGTCTCCCTGATAAAGGCTACTGGGATAAAAGTTATATAAAAGAGAATTACCCAATGGTTTATTATATTTCTGTTTATGGTGATACATATAATGGTTCTAGAACCGTTAAAAATGCTTATAAACATGAAGATTGTAAAGCAATATCAATCGAAGAATTTAAGAAATACATTCTAAAATTACCTGAATATCAAGAAGAAGTAGTTAAGTTTGAAGAATCTACAATGATAATTAATAATCAATTGCTTACTATAAGAGGAGATGAAATAATAAAAATTAAAAATATTAAATAAATTAAAATTATAAATCTAAAAGTTAATAGTTATGAACAAACTTAAAGAAATCAATGGTAAGTATTATCAAGAATGTAATGTAGTTATAATTCCAACAAATCGAATATACACACAGTTTGATCCAGAACTAAAAGATCATTATACTATTGTAAGACATAATTTAAAAGAATTGTATATTACAAATTTACCATGGAGTAAAAAATATAGTAGAGAGATACATCTTTACATAGTTTCTGATGAAGAAATTAAAGAGGGTGATTGGTGCATAGCAATGAATAGAGATACAAAATATTCAAAACCGTTCCAATGTAATAAATCTAAAGCGTTTGTAAATCCTGAATTTTTGAATTCTCAAGATGATGTTAGAAAGATAATTGCAACAACAGATTCTTCTTTAAAATTAAATGAAGAGTGTATTAAATGTAATGGGTATGGAGGAGATCAATCAGGTTATTGTAATGAATGCTCTGGTACTGGAAATCCAAAATTACTCCCACAACCTTCAAAACAATTTATACAAAAGTATATTGAGGAATTTAACAAAGGAAATAAAATTGAGAAGATTTTGGTTGAATACACAGAAAGCTGTATAAATTGTGCAACTGAAGGAGAGGATTGTGGTACTTTTAAAACAGATTCTCATAGTTGTATTACTATTAAACCAATTAAAGATAGTTGGACTAGAGAGGAAACTAAAAATCTTTTATTAAAGCTATCTAAATTTAAAGGTGATCATCATGATTACAAAGAAGTTAATAAATGGATTGAAGAAAACTTATAAAAGAATTAGATAATAAAGATTCTCTAACTTAATAATAAACAGTAATATAGAGCATGAGTAAAGCTGGCTTCTAGCCTACATATCTCATCAAATAGTATGCAAGAACTACTATATTATACTACTTGCCAAAAAGTAGGTTGTTTATTGAAAGCTGTATTAAACCTAGGTAAATAGAAAGGTGTGGATAAAGAAAATATCTTAATCTCCATTAATATAGTCCAGATGGCAATGGATTAGAGAATCTTTTAATAACCCAAAGTAATGAGTTTAGTAACGAATACTCAGGCCAGTAATGGACTTCCTATTAAGTGTAATACACTTTGGGTTATTTTTAACATTAAATAAAGAAAATGAAAAAACTATTAAAACCATTTATAAATACTCCTTGGTATGACAAAATTCTAGCTTCTGTATTATATCTTATAATATTATGCTTTATAATAGCATTTTTATTTGGAGCCAGTGTTTTAATATATAAATATTGTAGAGAGATTTTATTATTTCTAGGAACTGTTGGATTTTTTATAAGCGCAGCATATATTTTAGCTAAGTATTATGATTTTTAAAAATACTAATATGAAAAGAAAATTTACAATTAATAATATACCTACTTACAGTAAATTAGGTTTAAGAGTTATTAAAGTTCTAACTAAAATTAAGATAAAAAGACCATGAAATCAAACCAACTACCTCCCAAACTGGTGGAGAAGATGTATTCTGAAATTTCAGGAATTAGTCTCTTATATGTTCAACAATCAATGGACTTTACTTGTCCATCGATGAAAGATGATGACTATTATCAACAAGCCAAAAGATGCATCCAAATAGCGGTGGATTACTCTAATGAACAAGTGGTATTCGCTGTTGCAGAATTATCACAGGATATTACCGTCTTAAAACACCAACGCGACGAACTGTTGGAGTTGTTAAAAGAAAGTAGGATAGAAATTACAAAACTAAAGGATCATTACCATGATATTGGTCATGGAGTTAAGCATTTGAACAAAATTGAACAGTTTTTTAAAAAATTAAACTATGAATAAATTAATAATACTATTATTCTTAATACCATTTGTAGTATTAAGTCAATTACCCTACAGTTGGACTACAGGAGTTGATCCAGGTTGGAATAGTTCAGGCGGAGATGGTAATAAAGATTTGCAATGGAGAGCTGGGTGTGCAGTTGTTACTACCAATTGTAATGGTAATTACAATGATACTGAATTTTCAATTTATACATCCCCTATTAGAAATACTACATGTGGCAATGCGTCATCTGTTTCAATAACTTTTACAGCAAGTGGTAATGCTGAATATGGATATGATTTCTTATTTATTGAATACTCTTTAAATGGTGGAGCAACTTGGATAAATCCTTATGGTATAGGAGTAGGTTGGACTGGTAATTTTGGTGCAGGTACAACTATTCCTGCAATTATAGTTCCAACTTCTACAACATTTATGTTTAGATTTATTTTTGATTCAGATTGGGTTTTTAATTATTCTGGCTATAAGATAACTGATTTTGATATTAATTGCAATGTTGTTCTGCCAATTAATCTAATATCTTTTAAGGGGTATAAACAACCTAAAGAAAATAAATTAGTATGGTTAATTGAGTCTGAAAATGATTGTGACTACTATACATTAGAAAGAAGTACAAATGGTACACAATGGGAAGTAATTAATAATATTACAGCTACTAATTCAGATACTTATGTAGTATATGATAGTAATTTTCAAGAAGTAATTAATTACTATAGACTGTCACAGACTAATTTAGATGGTTCTAAAATGGTTTATGAAAATGAGATTGTATCAATAGATAATAGAACTGGTAAGATTAAAATAATTAGTATTACTAACTTATTAGGTCAAAGTATTGATGATAATTACTCTGGAGTAATAATAATTACTTATGAGGATGGTAGTACAATTAAAAAATTAAAAGAGTAAAAGTTATGGATAGTATAATAGCATCATTAGTATTTGTCATTCTAGCAATAATTGTAATTAATTGGGGAATAGTTTCATATCATGAAGATGCAGATAGCGCTGCAATATTAGGGTTTGTGATTTTAATATTTTCAATTATAGGACTTGGTAATTCAGTACATGAATATAATAAATCTGATACAGCTAAAAAGTATGATAAATATGTAGAATTAAAAAGAGAGAAAGAACAAGATTCTATTAATAGACTTCATTATAAATGGAATAAAGATTTAGATAATAAAATTAAAAAATTAAAATATGACTGATGAAGAAGAATTAGAAGTAAGATTAGAAAAAGCTAAACAAATGTTTCCTATTGGTACTGTATATAATAATAGTAATTTAATACCTGATGGGGCACAAAGAACTGTTACTAATATTCCCTATATTGAAGGTGGTAATATAAGAGTTAAAGATGGATATGCTGATAGGTGGCTTTATTTGAATGGAAAATGGGCTAATATAATCAGTTTACCAACAAGTAAAGATCCAGATTATGAAATATATTAATTATGATAAAATAGCTGAAGAAGCAGCTAGAAAATATCCTATTGGTACTAAATATTATCCTTTAAATTCTTCTGGAGTTAAAGGAGGATATATAGAAACAGCAATTAATAAACCAAATTGGATTTCTACAAGAAGTAGATTAGGACAGGGAAGGGATTCTCTTGATGTAGGATATGGTTACATTTATGTAGATGAGATTTGGGCTGAAGTTGTTTCACTTCCTAAAAATTATAAATTTTTAAATGAACCAAGTTATGAAGTCTACTGAATTAATTAAAGGGAAGTGGTATGTTAATGCAAGATGTCAATTAATAAAATTTGAAATATTCAGATACCGTACCACCTATTGTAGTAGTTTTATAGATTCAAAAAGTGAAAAATTACATATAGCATTATCAATTTATTCTTGCTCTAATGTAATTAGAGAAGCTACTATAGATGATTTTCCAAAGAAATTTAAACATTTATTTAATAATTCTATAATAGAACCTACTTACGAAGTATATTAACAAATAATTATATGAATAAAAATCAATTCAAAATAGGAGATATAGTAATTACTAAACCTGGATTTACAAAAAAAGATGACGGAGGAAGAGACTAAGATGCTGGTGGGTCTGGTTATAAAGAAAATCTTAAATTTAAGATTACTGATATTTCTGAATCTAATATTGGTAAAAAAATAGCTTGGGGAGCTGAGAATGGTATATATATTCAAGCTTTAGAATTATATAATCCTGAACCAAATTATGAAATATATTAACAAAAAGTAAATAATAAATAAAACAAATATAAAAATGACAACAAAAACAAAAACAAAAACAACCGTAAAAGCAGAATTATCATTATCAAGTAGTACAGATGTCCCAAGTATTATTGGAGCATTAGAAGCTAAAATTAAGTCTTTAGAGCATATTACAGAATCTAAGTATAAAACACATGGTAAATTAAATGGATTTAATAATATCCATGAAGAAACTAATGTGGGAAACTTAATCAAAGCATTTTCTTTTGTTTCTAATAAATCAAAAGCTTATGAAGCTGCTGCTGAAGAAATGGGTTTAGATAGTTTTCCAGTATTTAAAGAATCTGATTCAGATGTAGATGATTGGAAAGCAGATATTATGCTAAGAATTGCAGTTATTAATCATAAAGAAACTTTGGATAAATTGACTGGTTACAAAGAGAAATTCTCACAATTCTTAACCAAAGAAAATCAAAAAGAAATGCTTTTAGCTGAAATGAAGGCATTTTTAAAAGAAGCATAAGTTAAATATAAAGATCTCAAATAGAGTACTAGATAATAATGTCATAAAACTAGTAGTAAGCTCTAATCCGATACCAGTGGGTTGGTAAAACCTTAAATAACTTTCCAAGATGTTAGAGGACAGCATGGGTCTGTAATGAGTAATAGTATCTTACTATAAGATATTTTAGGGGCTCTACTATTTTTTGGAGTAATATTAATGTCTAACATCCATTTTTATTATTCCCTTATTACAGTTATTGCTGGAAAACACATGTAGTGATTCCACAAGTGAAATTCAAACTCCTAAGTTTAGGAACAGTTATAGTCTGTTATTTAAAAAATTAAATATGAATACAATACAAACAATAATATTTATATGTTTATTAGTAGTTCAACTAATTGCATTATATATAATGCTTGATAATGCTAGTCAAAAAGATAGTGAAATACTAAAGATATTTACTTTTATATTCTTTTTTGGAAGTCTAGTAGTTTTCCTATGCCTATCGAGTGGGTTTCAAATAGATAATGAATATAATAAACAAGAAACCATATGTCCTCAATATGAACTAATTCAACAAAATGTATATAAATTAAAATAATCATGACAGAATTAGAAATATATCAAAAAGTAAATGAATCTGAATCATTAAAAGAATTAGCAGAAATTATATTTAGTTTAGCTGATGAAGATGGTATGATTCAAGGAAGAAGTAGAAAATTTGATGCTAAACAAATGGCAAACTATTGTCTTGGTTTTGTTATGTATGAACCAAATGTCTTAACTAGAATGTATGGCATTAGACAACAGGCTATGTATTTAACTTATAATAAATAAAAATGAATATAGAGCAAACTAATAAAAAACTTAATTACTTATTAAAGTATTTAAAATTAAGAATAGATAACGATCTAATATCAGATCCCTGGTTTATTTCTTTTGAAGAAGCCTACAAATATAGAAATGATAAAAGATATTCTATATTTGAACCTCACTTTTCTAAAGCATTACATATTTATGATGGTGAATTACATCCTTGTCCTGTGTTAGGAATAAACAATCAAAATTTTTACAATGTAGTATGTTATAAACTTGGAAATTTTTATAAAGGTAAATTTATAGCACTTAGCTCTTGGATACCTAATCCAAATTTTGATCCTAATAAATGTTCATTGTTTTTAAAAAAATAATAACTTAAAATAAATAATATGAGACTATTTACAAGAAAGAAAAAGGAAGTAATACCAGAAATATCAGATGTTCAAATAGCAGAACAAAAAGTAAAGATTAAAGAAAATATAATTTCAAGTTATCCAAAAGAAGTATTAGAAATTCATCATGAATTTTTTACCGCTGCTGATAATTTGGTTAAACAAGCTAATGAAATTATAGATAAAGCCAAACAAAAGGATATTAATAAAATTAAAAGACTTGAATCATTAGGTTTTAAACAAGCTGAGGAAGTAACTGAAGCTAAACCTATTATAAAAGCAGCAGAACTATCTGAAGGACAATTACAGTTATTAAAATATTATCAGTTTGCTTATCCTTTAAACAAATTTATTACCGAAGAACAAGTTAAAGAAATTTGTTTTAAGTACAATTTAATTTGTGGGGATGTAGGTAGATTTAAAGGTTTTGTCCCAGATAAAAATTTAAAAGAAGTTGAAAACTTTAAATTAAAAAAAGAAGATGACACTAATCCTGAAATAGGAGAATTCTACATTATTATGCAAGATTGGTCTTTACTAAATGTTAAAGATTTACCACAATCAGGATATACTTACGTACAAAGTGATTTAGATTTTTGGATAAACTATGTGGAAAAATCTAACTATTGTTTTTTTGGTTCTTCTGTAACTTCACCTCTTAGTAATATTCCAGGATGGGGAATATTGTTTCAATACAGAGAAAATAATATTGATGAATCTGATATCAAAAAAGCAATTAAAAGAAATCAAAAGTCTTTACAGATTTGTACTCCAGTAAAAGATATGGATATGACTAACATGTCTGTAGAAGATGGTTACAAGATGAAAAGAGTCTATAAAGATATCCCTGATCCAGTTGTATTACAACCAGTGAAAGGTGGTTATCTTATTCTAACAGCATGGGGTGATGAGGCATCAGATCCAATTGTTTTAAATGAAATTAATAACTAAATAAATATGTTAATAGAAGATTTAAAAAATGATTGGCCTTTAATATATGAAGCCGCTTTAGTACGTTTAAAAAACATTGGAAAAAAATATCATTCAAATCTTAGTATAATGGCTGGTTTTGATTGGTATGCAACTACACAAGGAGGGTGGTTTTGGGAAAAAGTGAACAGATCTAATTTTGAAGAAGCCTTGAAAATATGCCCACATTTAGATCATAGAACTAAATCAGTTTATAATTTTAAAGTTGGAGATAAAGTTAAAATCCCTACTGTACCAGTTACAGTTAATAACTTAAAAATAGAAAATTGTACAGCTGTTTATAAAGCTAGAAAAGGAAATCAAGATTTTTTATATATAGTTGAGATTTTTCATGATAAAGCAACAGTAGGTGTTGATAAAGTTTCTAGAAATAGTACATTCTATATTAAAGATCTTGAATTATATGAAAAATCTGTTAAAAACATATTTATTTGGGAAAAAAATGATTTTAAGGGAACTACTATTACTTTAGAAAATGAAGAGCAAGTTAGAATATTTCAAGAATATGTATTAAGCATAGGTATTAAATGGAATTCTGGTGATGATTTTGTTAAAGAATTAATCTATAGAACATTTTCTATAGGAGAAAAATATAACCTTTGTTTAGGACGTACTAGTAATTTTAAAATTATTACTTTAGATGAATGTATTCCCCATTGGAGAGAGTTAACGGAAGAAAAAATACTAGTAGGAGAAAGTGAACCATTAACTTGGGATTTAAAAGTAGAACCTTGGTCTGTAGGTACTTATTTAGTTAGTTTAAAAGAAGATGCTATAGGAGGGGGGGAGTTTAATAAAGGAGTCATAGGTAAAATAGAAAAACCAGGTACTATTACGATTAAAAAGGAAATATACTATTGCTCAAAATCAAAAAAAGAAGAAAAAGGAATAGTAAAATGGTTTGCTACTAAAGAAGAAGCTGAAAAGTTTTCTTTTGATTTATTAAATCCTAGCAATAAATGGAAACCAGGAGATTCTTATGTAAATATAGTAGTAACTGGGACTTCAGGAAATGTAGAAAGGAATAATTCTACTATTACATTTAGAGAACATATGAGTAGATTAACTACTGGTTACTGGGCTGAACCTGAAGTAAAAGTATGGGATCCATATATGACTAGCGGAGTAGGTAACAGAGATTCATCACGGTTAGATAAATTTAATCATTTAGCTGATCCTATATTAGAACCAATTAAAGAAGAAAAATATCCTAAACTAGAATTAGTAAGAGGAAAAAAGAAACTACTTGGAACAGTAGTAAGTACAAACAATATAAATTTAAAATGAAAATGTCAAAAAAAATGAAAAGTTTTGTTAAAGGATTTGTTGCTTATGTAACAGGAGATGATGCAACAGCACAAGCTGAAAAAACATTAAGACAAGCAGATGCTGCTTTAAACACTCATATTCACGCTATTAAAGGTGAATTAATTGATTTGGAGCAATCTGTTGTAGATGCTAAAGAAAATGCAGCTAAAGCACTTCTAAATCACGGAAAATCTATTGATGATAGAGATACTTATGTTAGAGGTATTATTTCTGCTGAAAATAGAGTTACAACAAGTGTTGAAGAACTAGAATCTAAACAAGAATTATTAGCAACTCTAGAAGCTAAATTAGCAGAAATCAATGCTGAAGTTTAAGACTTTTTATGGTTGAACACTGACCCAGGTAAATAATATAGGTTTGTTTATCTGGGTTTAATATATAAAAACAATTTAAAATAAAAAATATGGTAACATTAGGAATTATTATACTTGTAATATGTACAGGTACTATTATTTATCAAATGCTTAGTGCATTTGAAGGATTTTTTGATATTACAATATGGCTATTAGCTTGCATAGGTTGTTTAATAGCTACTGTAATAATTGGAGTTTTTTCTCCTGCTAAAAATATTATTAAACCAGAATACGAATTACAATTAATTAATCAAAATACTGTAAAAATAAAAAGTTTAAGAACTGACAAAGTATATAAATGTAAGCCAGAAAAAATAGATAGTATTCTGGATTTAGACAACCTTTAAAATAGAAATTATGAAAACAATTATGATTATTTTATTAGGAGTAATAGCTTACTCTTGTAATAAAAAAGTAGATTCTAGAGAAATTCTTTTAGAAAAACTTGAAAAAACCATTCAAGATGAAGTTAAAGTAAATTTTATTTTTAGTGCAAAAACTCAAGGAGCATTATCAATTTATAGATATAATAAACAAATTCCTGACACTATAATTAATTTATCTGATTTAGTTTACTCAGAGATATTTATAGAAGATGAGATTCCTTATTATAGCTCATCTGTAGTATTAAATTACATAAGACAAGAGATTAAAGATTGTAATGGCAGATTTTATATTAAAGTAGAATTCAATAATAATGTTCATTTTATAATGAATGAAAATTATTATAATTCCCAAATGACTTATAATGGCAATGAATTATTTTTAGAGCCTTCTAGAAAAATAAAATGGGATGCTAACTATTTTGAAAATTCTTTTTGGATAAAATATGAAAATAAACCAATTAAAAAAAATGCTAATTACCAAACTTACTAAAAATTACTAACTAAGCTTAACAAATAAAAAATGATAATAGCAATTATTATAATACTAGGAGTGGTATTAATTCAATGTTTAAATCTAAGATTTTTTTCTAAAAACAAATTTAGATTTTATAAAGTAGGTAAACTCTATTTTATTAATTTAACTAATTTAAAAGAGAAAAGTCTTAGATTTAATAGTAAAAGATTTCTTAACACTATTAAAAAAATTAAAATAGTAGAATATGAGACAGGATTTTCAGTTAAAAGAACTAAGAAAAACTTTCTAATTTTTACTGCCTATAGTAGTAATAAAAAGCAAGAATCAAAAATGTATGAAGTATTTGTATGTGATGATATTCTTGAAAAATATTTATCTAAAGAGAATTTTTGGAAAATTCAAAATGCTGAAGAACTTAACTGTCTAATTATTTATCAGGATGACTAAATTAACTATATTTTTATTGGTGTTCATAATTGTAGTTTTAATTTTACATCCTATTTTAATGACTTTGTTAATCAATTATTCTTTTGAATTTAGATGTTTAATATCAATACTATTTGGTATATTATGCGCATATATAGTAGATAACTTAATCAATTAATTATGAAAAATTTAATATTAGTAATGTTTACTTTAATTAGTAATATTACATTTAGTCAAGAGTATTTAGAATATAGTAATTCAACTATAATCTTTGAAAAGGATACAATTAAGAATTGTACAATTAAAATAAATAAAAAAGATAAATCTTATAATATAAATGGAGCAGGTTTCACTATAAATTTTTACTACGATGATTTTAATTCAGGTAAAAGTAATAGTCTATTTTTATTTAAATTAAATGGAGAGTATCTTTATCTAAGTAATAACAAAGTAAAGTTTAAAACTAATAACATAGAAATCTACAATTAATGAAGATAAAACAACAGTTTAAAAATAAACCTTTAAATAAAAATAGTAGTATTAATGATCTAGTATCTGATACTATAACAAAACAAGAAGTTTTAGAAAAAAATAATCTTATTAAACCTGCTTTAGTATTAAATAGATCTGAATTTCAAAAATCAGAAGAAGACAAAGTTAAATTAAAAGCTTTGAAAAAATCCAGTAATAATTTAGGTAGTAAACCTTTTCTGAATTTTGAAATTTGGAAATATATTAATAAAGTAAATTATGTCAGAGAACGTACATTATGATTTTGTAAACCCAGATCATTATAAACAATTTCAAATGGAAACTATTGATATGATGATTAAGATCTGGGGAATAGAAGCAGTAATTACTCATTGTGAAATAACAGCTTTTAAATACAAAATGAGATTAGGATCTAAACCAGGTCAACCAATGGGATTAGATATAAAAAAGTCTCAATGGTATTTAGAAAAAGCAGAAGAACTTAGAAGTTTAATTAAAACAACATAAAATGGCAGATAATCATTTTACACATTGGACTCTACCAGATAGAGCCAAATTTATCAAACTAAAAATTGAAGGAAAATCTAATCAAGAATTAGCAGATATTTTCAAGAGAACGTACCATTCTATTGGTGCTTATACAAGAGAGCTAGTAAAACAAGGTTATTTAGTTGTTTTAAGTGGGACTGGATCTAATTCAAAATATAGAGGAGTTACAGCAATTGAGTTTGAGAAATTACAAAAGAAAAGTGCTACTAAACTTGAGTCTAGAAATCCTAAAGCTAGAAGGGGGCCTTATAAAACTAAGAAACTTAAACAAGTTAAAGAAGAAATGTCTTTTGCAGTAAAAGAATCTAAACATACTGTAAGTAATTCAATTACTTATTATAAAGGAGGGTTAATTACTGTTAATAATAAACTTTATAAAGAAGTAGAATCTTTGTAATTAAAGGCAGGTCTCTTAGCTTAGGGGTAAAGCAAAAATCTCATAAATTTTAGATCCAGAGTTCGATTCTCTGAGGGACCACAAGGAGAAAGCTGAAAATCCTTGATTAGAGTAAGCAAGTTTGTTAATCCATGAAAAATAAAGAAGATGGTAACAACATTTAACAAAAAAGATATGGTACTATTTGGTCTGTATTGTATCTCATTAGTAGATCAAGGGATGAAAATTCCTGATGAAGGAGGAATCATTAGTATTAATGAATCTGATATTGAAAACTGGAAAATTGGAGAAGATCTTAAGAAAAGAAAAGATTATTGGTTTCAATTAAAAAACAAAGACACTGGAGTCAGACTTGAACTTACTGGTGAACAAGGTTATGAAACTTGTAAGGATCTTCAGGAAGCTGATAGAAAAGGAGAAATGTTTTTTAAAATTGGAGATTTAACTATTAATCTTTCTACAGGTTTTTGGGAGTGGAGAGATTGTAATTCAATATCAGCTCCTGGCGGTGGAGAACCTTGGTTTATGACTGGGCCAGCAGTAATTCATAGAACAGTTTAAAAAATTAATTATGAGTAATGAAGATTCTATTATGGATTATTTTAAGTATGAGCATTTACCTCCAAACTTAAAAGAAACATCAAAAACATTCTGTTTATTGGCAGAAGAAATTAATAACACACACATAGAAAATAGTGAAAAAGAAGTAACATTAAGAAAACTTCTTGAAGCTAAAGATGCTGCTGTTAGATCTAGATTATTTAGTGATAAACATTAAATAAAAATCTTAATAATAAGTATAGATTATTATTATTTCATATACGTTTGCATATTTTGTATTGGTTAATTAGTAAAGTTAGGTGATAGGAAGTATCTATACTGCTTCCTATTGTTATTTAATAAAATTTAGAAAATAAATTAAAATATAAATTCAATTAAATTCAATATTATGAAAATTTTATTAGTGTTTAGTCTAAGCTTATGTACATTATCATTTAATTATGTAGAAGTTCAGAAACAACCAAAGAAAGTTAAAAAAGTAAGCCTTAATAGAAAGGAAACTAAAATTACTATTATTTATACAGATAATAGTAAGAAATATTATTAACATTATAAGGAAGATGTAAAAGTCTTCCTTTTTTATATTATGATTTATTTAATTACAAACCAAACTTCTTTATTACAAGATGTAGTAAAACATTGTTCTATTGAAGAGTGTTTTGATTATCTAAAATATAAAGAAGTAATTAGTATTGATATTGAAACTACTAGGAAATATAATAAATATCTAGATATAGAAGGATTAGATCCTTATACTTCTAAGATTGTTATGTTACAAATAGGAGACGAGATTAATCAATATATTATTGATGTAAGAAATATAGATATAAGTTTATTGTATCCATTACTTACAGATCCAAATAAAATTAAAGTTGGACAAAATTTAAAATTTGAATACAAACATTTGTTACATAATTATGGAATACGTATAAATAACTTATATGATACTATGATTGTAGAGCAAATACTAAATTGTGGGTATGATTTAGAGAACAGTTTAGAAGCTTTAAATAAAAGATATTTAGGTAAAACTGTAGATAAGAGTACAAGATTAGAATTCTTGAATATACAGTCTAAACCTTACACTCAAAGACAAATAGAATATGGTGCAGAAGATATTTTACATCCATTACTAATTAGGAATTTTCAATTAGAAAAACTAAAAATACAAGATTTAGAGCCAGTAGTCAGATTAGAAATGAGATTTCTACCTGCATTAGCTGAAATTGAATATACAGGGGTTCATTTAAATAAAGATAAATGGATAAAAACTTATGATAACAATCTAATTGAATTCCAAAAATTAAAAAAAGAATTAGACGATTATATTATAGAAAATTACAGAGATTCAAAATTTATAAATCCTCAATTAGATTTATTTAGTGATGATTTAAAATGTAATATTCAATGGACTTCATCTAAACAAGTAATAGAATTTTTTAAATATCTTGATATATGCCCTAAGGCTGTTTCTAAGACTACTAAAAAGCTTAGTTATACAGTAGAAGCCAAAGAGGTTAGGATATTGCTTCTAGACCCTTTATTAGACTCTAAAAAGAAAGAATTTGTAACTTTATATATTAAGTTTAAAGAATTTGAACAAACTATAACTACTTTTGGTATTAAGTTTTTTAAGTATTTAAATCCAATTACTAATAGATTACATTCTAATTACAGGCAAATTCTGAATACAGGGCGTATAAGTTCTAGTGGACCCAACCTCCAAAATATTCCGAGTAAACATGAGTTTAGATATGCTTTTGATGCATTGCCAGGTAAAAAATTAATTAATGCTGACTACACGGGACAAGAAAAAATCATTCTAGTAAATAAATCATTAGATAAAGATTTACTTATTTTTTATGATAAAAATCTAGGAGATATTCATTCTTATACTGCTAAATTAGTCTATAAAAAAGAGTTAGCTGATATAGAGTTAAAAGATGTTAAATCTAAAAGAAAGGATTTGCGTCAAAAAGTAAAAGCTAGTGGATTTGCAATTGATTATGGAGGCAATGGATATACTATAGCAGCTAATCTAGGCATATCAGTAGAAGAAGGAGATGAAGTATATAATGCTTATTTTGAAGCTTTTCCTGGTCTAAAAGATTTCTTTTCAAAAGAGAGAGATAAAAGTCTTAAACAAGGTTATATACTTATTGATGAAATCACTAGAAGAAAATTTTATTTTAAAGACTATAATAAACTACAAGAAGCTAAATTACATAATGACTATAAGACAGCTAATAAGCTAGAAGGTACTATGGGTAGGGCGGCTCAGAATTATGTAATTCAGGGAACAGCTGGGTCTATAACCAAACTTGCAATAATATTAATTCATGAATGGTTACAAGAAAATTATTTGTTTAATCAAATTAAAATTATTTTGCTTGTTCATGATGAAATTGTATTAGAATCTGATGAAATGTTATCTGAAGTAGCTAAAAATAAATTACAAGAACTAATGGAATTAGCAGGTAGTTTTTGGTGCAAAAGAGTGATATTAAAAGCTGATGCAATAGTTTCTGATTTATGGGAACATTAAAATATATAATTGAAAAGAATAGGAAATTTATACCGCCAAATATATGATTTAGATAATTTAATTTTAGCTGATAATTCTTAAAGGTGAATTTGAAGAATGAGTATTAATAGCCTATCTTTACTGGATTAGAAGAGGTGTTAGGGAATATTTCTATAAGTGAATAACCTATTGAGAGCACATTAATAGTCAGCTATTTTAAGGTTAATAATATATCTTTTGCAAATTGAATTAATTCTTCAATAGTAGCATTACTTTTCATTCTATTTACTTGCCAGCAACATAATACGGTATTCTCTGGTAAATATCCTATAGAAGGATCTTTTCTATCCACAGAAAAAGAATCTTGTAAACCAAATTCAGTTTTTAAAATTCTATTTGTGTAGTAACATTTACCTTTTTGTTTTGCATATAGTTCTAACAAAAAATCTTTAGAAATTTTAAATTCTCTATTGTGTCTTTTAGAACTACCTTTTGTATTATAATATAGAAATCTAAAAGGATCGTTCTTTAAGCCTTTTTCTCTGTATTTTAAATTATATTCTGTATATTTTGCCATATTACAAATATAAGAAAAAGAATTAAGAAAAATTATATTAAAATGATTAAAAAATATAATAATAAAAAATCAAGAGCTTCTTATAATGGATGGACTTCACATGCAAATTTTAGGAACCTAGAAAATAAATATAATAATTATGAAAGAAAAATATAATATACAAAAATTACTTAGATCACTACAGGAAGATGAAGAAGATGAGAAAATAGAAATTAAAAAAGAAACTGAAATTAAGAAAGTTGATTTCAATTATATTATTGAAAATGTAAAAGACTATAAAGCATTCTGTAAAGTTACGGGATTAAAAGAATGGTTAGCAGTAGAATTTTTAACTAAAACTAATCCAACTAAAGCACTTGCACAAGAGAAGTTAGCTCAAATTGAGCATTATTTTGGTCAAAACTGGAAAAAAGATTGGAGTAATCATTCTCAATATAAATATTATCCTTATTTTAATATAAATAAGAGTGGTGGGTTGGTCTTCCATGTTTGCTATGTTGCTCTTGTTTGTACTTTTGGCGTGGTCGCCTGCTTTGAGACTAAAGAGATTGCTACTTATGTAGGAAAAACATATATAGATTTATACAAAGATATTCTTTAACAGGTTTTCATTTAGACTTTTTAGTGAGTTAGTCTTCAATGATTACAATGATAATCATGATTATACTAATGACGTAGTCACCTTTTACTTACAAATTAAGTGAAAACCCTGCCTCTTGGCAAAAAATCAAGATACTAAAAAGCTTTGGTAAATATTAAAATATTGAAGAAGATTTATAAAAAGTAAATTAATGAAAAATAAAGAAATATTTAAATTATTAAAATCTGCTCAAAAAGATGAAAAAATAGAAGATATTCCAAAAGAAACAATTGGTTTTAAAGATGTTACTATAGAATATGTAATGGAGAATGTAAAAAATTACAAAGAGTTTTGTAAGGTTACTGGTTTAAGATATTGGCATGAGTCAGAGTTTATAGATTTTATTAATCCTAAAAAATTATGTGCACAAGAAAGGTTAAATCAAATTGAAAGTTTTTTTAATAAAGATTTGGAATTAGATTTTTTAGATAAGCGAATATTAAAATACTATCCTTCTTTTCAAATAGTAGAAGATAAATTTAAGTATAACTCATACATAACTGATACTGTAAATTTATATGGACATTGTGTTTATTTTAGTTGTACAGAACATACTGTTTTTGTAGGAGATACTTTTTTAGATATTTATAAAGATTTTTATAATATTAAATAGTAAAATATGAAAAATAGTAATAGAGAAATAAGAAAATTACTGATCTCTTTACAGAAAGAAGATTTAGAATATATAGAAGAAAATATCAAAAATACTATACCTATTAGAAATACAATGAAATTTAAAGTAAATGGGGATATTGAACTTTCTAGATCTATTAGAGAGGAGTTATTTAGATTAGGAATTGAGCCTCCACTTTATTCAGTTAATTATGATAGAGTTACTTATTTGTATGCTTATTTTGATGAAGTTAGTTCTTTTCAAATTACAAAAGGAGAAGAAACTCCTCATTATCAGAAACATGTAGGTATAGAAACTACATTAGAAGAATTAAAATTAATGGAAAAAGATGATGGAAAATAAATATTATATACCTATAATAAATGAATTTTGTATTGGATTTGAATATGAATATAAAAATCATGATGGCACAGTAAAAGATATATCTAATTTAAAATGGCAAAAAGCTACAGTTGATTCTATTAATGATTTGACTTATGTAGAAAGAGGGTTAACTATTCCTAATAATACTAGAGTTAAATACTTAGATCAAGAAAATATTGAAGAATTTAGATTTAAATATATTTTAATGCTAACTACTAGAACAGATAAATATCAAAAAGATAAATATCAACTTTATTTTAATAAAGAATCTTATAGAGTAAGAATAGGTTTTGATGTAGATAATGAAATTAAATATGTGCAAATCTTTGATGGGTATATTAAAAATAAAAGTGAATTAAGTAAAATATTAAAACAATTAAACATTATTGATTAATTATGAAAAATGGATTTCAAAAACCATATAGTTTAAAAAATGAAAATACTTTAAGAGGATTTTTTAAATTATTTGAAGAAGCACAAAAACAGAATAAAGAATTGCCTACTACAATACCTAATTTTATTAAGGTGTTATTTAAACGTAAGAAATAAATATGATTAGTGCAAAAATAGTAGCTGATTCAATTTGTAACGGAAATAGAATTACTACAATGGAAGTTGTATTTCCTAGATTTATTTTAGCAGAATTAAATACACATAGATTATTTAGTAGAAATTCAGCATCAAGTAGAGCTATTCCATTTGAAAAAATGCTAAAATCAGTAGAAGAAAATCCTTTTATTCCAATTGCTTGGCAAAAAGACCATAAAGGTATGCAAGGCACTGAATATTTAACTAACCAAAGTGACATAGATTATGCTATTTATAATTGGAAAGAAGCAGGTATTCAAGCTATTAAACAAGCTAAATTTTTAAATAGTAGAGTAACTAAACAGCTTTGTAATCGGTTACTTGAACCATTTATGTGGCATAAAGTTTTAATCACTTCTACTGAATTTGAAAATTTCTTTAATATTAGATGCCCTCTTTACTATGCTGAACCAGAAAATAAATACTATAAAAGTAAAAAAGACTTTGTAAATAAATTTTGGAATCCTACTTTTACTAGTACTCATGTTTCTGAAAATATGAACGTTGAAGATTGGAGTACTGTAAAATGGCTATTAATGAATGAAGGTCAATCAGAAATTCATATGATGGCTTTGGCTGAAGCTATGTGGGATGCTTATAATGAAAGTACACCAAAAGAATTACAACCTGGAGAGTGGCATATTCCTTATGGAGATAACATTGATCCTTCTGTAATTTTTCATAAAGTTAAAGAAGATGGACAGACGTTTATGTATGTTCCAAATGAACTTTTAGATGGAAAAGAACAAGTTAAAGAATTGCAGAATTTACAAAAATTAAAAATTTCTACTGCCAGGTGTGCTAGATTATCCTATCAAACTTTAGGTGACAATCCTAAAATTGACTATGAAGCTGATATTAAACTGCATGATATACTATTGAAAGACGGACACTATTCACCATTTGAACATTGCGCTAAAGCTATGAGTGATGAAGAATATGGAAGATTTTTTAAGGGAGAAAGAAATATTTCAAAAGAAGGAAATGATTATTTTACAGAATTAGAAAATGTAAGTGAAACTTATTATCCTTATGCAGCTTGGTGTAATAATTTCAAAGGTTTTATCCAATATCGTTATTTAATAGAAAGTGGAAAATAAAGAAAAACTATTTGGATTAGCTGAAAGTTGTTTTAAAATAACTTTAAATAAAGGTGTATTTACTGAAAGTGATTTATTACAATCAAATGATAGCTTTGATTTAATAGTTACAGATGGACCTATTGTAAAGAACAATAAATGGTATCATAAATTCATTAATTATATAACTTTTGGTAAATATTGTATTACTGAGTATTTATACAATGTTCAAAAGTTAAACAAAGAAAGAATAAAAATACCTGACTTTAAAATAAAACTAGACAAATGATTATAGAAGGAGAAGATGGAGTAACACATATTAATATCTATTCTAAAGCTAAAACTAATCTAGGAAAATTTTTAAGTAATTTTGCTTACACTCCAATTGAAATACCTAATCATGGTAATTTTAAATCAATAGAAGGATACTGGTATTGGTTAATTACTAGAGATAATAGACTAAAAGAATTACATGGATATAAAGCTAAACAATTAGGTAGAGAATTAACAGTGTTTGATCTATTTTCTACTAAAAGATTTTTAGAAGAGAATTCAGAAGAGTTTAAGAATTGTATTAAGGAAGCAATTACTATTAAATTAGATACTTTTCCTGGATTTAAAAAAGAACTACAAGTAAGTACTCTACCTTTTTGTCATTATTATGAATACAGTGGAAAAAGAGTAGATGCTGGTTATGAATGGATTGTAGAATTTATTGAAGAAATAAGAAATAATCTTAAAAAGTAATGGATTATAAAAATATACCTAATGAGGTACTATTTGTATTTGTTGTATTAGCTAGTGGAAGTCCAGTTGGACAAGATCTAGCTAATCAATTAGATGAAATTATAACTAATAATCCTAATTATTTTCCTTGGGAAACACTGTATAAACAAATACCAGTAAAAATTCATAAAAAATATAGATCTGAGTTTCAAAAATTATATAAAGAATATTATCCTAGACCAAGAACACCAAGAAGAAGAAAAGATGAGGGATTAATAGCCTATATAAATAGAACAAGTAAAAAGCTTATTTGGGATTCTAGTCCATTAACATTAGATAAATTAAAAGAATCATTTGTACTAATGGAATCTATAGAAGATAAAAGAATTCAATTTAATAAAGCTAAAAGAAAATTATGGGATAGTATTTATAAACCATATAAATTAGAATATAAAGATTAATATAAATAAAATAAATGAAGAATATAACAAGCGTACTTCAAAGAGTATATGAAAATGAAGAATTAAGAAAAACAATTGTTCCATTATTTATTGGGAATCCTGGATTAGGAAAAACTAAATTGATAGAGCAATTTGCAAAAGAAAAAGGTGTGAAGTTAGTTGAGTTTATTACTTCACAAATGTCTCCTTTTGAAATTAGTGGTATCGCGATGAAATAAATAAGGTTTTAATTTGATATTAATAGGTTTTTGTTGTATATTTACAACATGAAACAAAATAGGTTAACAAAAGAAGAAAAAGAAGAATTATTTGAAATGTATAATACTTATCAGTATACTTACAAAGAACTTGCAGATAAGTTTGGTAAGTCCATAAGCTCAATAGCATGTCTTTTGAATAGAGAGGGATTAAAAGGTAAAAGAAAAGAAAATCATTTTAGAAAGTATGATATAAATCAATACTACTTTGATAAAATTGATTGTGAAGAAAAAGCTTATTTTCTTGGATTTCTTTGTGCAGATGGTTGTAATCACATGAATAACACTAAAGTTAGTATGTTTTTAAAAGAATCTGATAAAGAAGTTTTAGTAAAATTAAATAATTTACTTCAACCAGATAAACCTTTAACTTTTTGCAGAAAGACATCTGGAACAGATCAATATGGTTTGCAAATTTCAAATAAAAGAATATCTGATAGGTTAAATGAATTAGGATGTATTCCTAGAAAAACATTTAATTTGGATTTACCAACAACTGAACAAGTACCAGAAGAACTATTTAAAGACTATTTAAGAGGTTTTTTTGATGGCGATGGTTGGTTAGGTGAAAAAGATATTTCAATTACTTCTAGTACATTATTTTGTGAAAAATTATCCGATTTCTTGTTAGAAAAATTTAATATAAAAACAAGAATTAGATATAAAAATAAAGTAGCAGAACTTTGTTTCTCAAGATATGATATTTGTTTATTTCTAAATTGGATTTACAAAGATTCAAATATATATCTTAACCGAAAATATCAAAAATATTTGCAATTTTATGCAAGCAAAACACTTATAGCGTCCTAATATACAGTGATGTATATTTGATATTGTGTTAATTGCTGGAAACCCCTAAAGCTTAATAAACTACAACGTAACTCCAAAGAGTAAGCGTGAATGTTTGAAAATTATTAAGATGTCGAATGGGCAATCAGCAGCGGAGTCCCTTTAAAATGGGAAACGTTCAACGACTATCCTTTAGCAAGGAGTACATTCAAGTGAATGGAAATACACAGATCTCTATGAGATCAAGATATAGTCTGAACTGTATTGAAAGATACAGATGTTATTAAATTAACTGCTTAGAATTAACGTCTCTAAGTGAACATAATGGCCAGATAAAGATCTTAAACAAATGATTTATTATAATTTTGATAAATTAGATAGTTTAGTAGACGGAGATATTTTGTTTTTTGATGAATTATTAAATGGTAATCCTACTGTATTAGCAGCTTGTTTAACTGTATTGGAAAACAGAAGAATGATTTCAGGTAAATCTTTGCCTAATATTATGATTGTAGCTGCTGCTAATGAACAAGGAATGAGCCCTTTAACTCCTCAAATTAAAGAAAGGTTTGTTTGGTATCCTATTATATTTGACCCTGATATGTTTAAAAACTACATCATGGAAAAATATATGCTTACAGCCAAACAAGTAACAAGCTTAGTAAAGCTTATTAAAGAAGAAGATTTTGCAGGTAGAAATTTCGACACACCAAGAAGTTTAGACAAAGCTATTTCAATGATTATAGCAGAGTGCCCAACACCATATGAAGAGAAACTAATGCCTATTTTAAATCTTCCTATTAAAAACACAACAAAGAAAAACATAAAACTGCCTAATGGTGAATCATTTGCTCCAAATGAAATGATGCCTTGGTTAGATTTAGTAAAACACATGAAGAATGAGATTATTTGAAAGTAAAAAAAAGATTCCATTACCAAAAATCTTCTTTATTACAAATAGAGAAGAATTAGAGGAATTACCAATAGGTGTTCCTTTTTTTTATGGTGAGGAATCTAAGTATGATGACTATTTAAGGATATTAGAATATGAGGTTCTATATCAAAAAGCAGTAGCAACTGGTTATCCTTTTAATTTTAAACAAATTTTAAAGGATGCAGGATTTCTTGATATGGAATCATATGGCTTTGGAGGACTAGAATGTTTTAGTTATAAAGAATCAGATGAAGAATATTGGTTAACTGATGAACCTAAAGAAGTAAAATCAAATTTTGAAGGAAAAGGCTCAATTAAATCCTTTTTAAAGGATAATGCTGCTATTGTTGATGTAGATAAACTAAAACAATTAAATGTATTCCCTGTATGGCTAAATAGTATTGAAGAAGCTATTAGTACTAATATCCATAATTTTGCAACACATAATCCTTTAATGTACAATAAGAAATTAGGAGGTATGTATGGAGGAGTAGAAATGAATTCTCCAAGTAGAAATTTAATTATTATTGATATTTCAGGAAGTATTCCTAGAGGAGTATCTTCTACCTGTTTAATGTTAGCTAAACATTTAGGTGAATCTTTTTATGCAGATATAATGATCACTGGTTCTAAATCTACATTATATACTTATGAAAATATCCATACATTAAATGTAGATACAATCTATGAAGAAAATGAAATGGATAATGATCAAATTTACTTTAAAGCATTATTAAGTTCAGAAGTTAGGAAATATGAAACAGCTATTGTATTTGGGGATGAAGATAATCCAGGTCATGATTGGGGAAATACTTATAATTCAGGTACAAAAAAAATTGCTGATGTAGATGGTCAAAAATTAAACAAGTGGGAAATTAAAAAAGTAATTTCTTTCCATACTCGTAAAAATGATACTTTAGCAGGTTATGCTCGTTGGTTTACACCCAGTACAACGGAACATATTAAAGATTGGGTGAAATATTTAAATAAATAAAAAAAAGTTAAAATGGAAAAATTTATCAAAAAAGACGGACTTCAATTACTTAATGGAGGTTATTTATCTGCAAAAGATGAAAGCCCAGTAACAAATGCAGATTTTGTAGCAGCTCAACGACGTGCAGAATTTATTGTTGAATTTGCAGCAGCATGTAAAGGGAAGACATTTAAAGATACTGCTGCTTCTGCTAGTATAGACCAAGTAAAAGCTGAAGTAATGGCTAAACTACAAGGTAAAGCTAAAAAGGAGTTCTTTGATATGCCTAAGAAAGCTGTAGGGGACATTACAGAGAAATTGAAGAAAGAAGCTCTTGCATTTACTAAAAATCAAGAAGAGATGGCTAATGTGTCTCGTCTTAATGATTTTATGCAAGAATTCAATATCATTAATGAGTTTGAAGAACATGGATTGTTTTTTGGAAATGGTATTGTTAAATTGAATAAAATTTATACAATCAAAGATGTTCAAGAATCATTAAAAGAAGTTATTGATTTGCTATAATGGTAGAACAAATAAACAACGCAATAGGTTGGCTGAAAAGTCAGCCTATTGATGGTTGTATTACAGGCAGTGCTTTATTAGATTATTTTCCAGGACAAGATGTAGATCTTTTTGTCTATAATGAACAATCCTTAACTAAAGTACTTTTTGCAATGCACTATAATGATTTGTTTCAAATATTAGATCCTCTTGAACAATGGAAATTTGATGAGTATATTAATAAGAAACAATCAAGTTTAAATAAATTAGGATTAATAACTATAAAATTTAAGTATAATCTTTGCGTTGATATAAATATCATATTTAAAAAACAATCTCAAAATGCTTTTGGTGTATTATCTACTTTTGATATGAACATTATTGCTAAAGCTTTTGATATAAGAAGTCAGAAATTACTTGATTTATCAGATTCTCCAGGGATGGCAGCTGATTGGAATAAATGGAATCTTGCTTTTTATGAATTAGATTTGTGGAAGTGTTCAAGAATTTTAAGACAATTAGAAAGATGTTTTAAATACCACAAAAGAGGTTACAATACAGATAAAGTAGTATTGAAATACATAGAGATCATTGATGAAATGTTAAGTTATAAATCAGTATTTAAATCAACTGATTTTGATGATAGACTTAAGAATTATAAAGGAGATCTAGAAAAAGTTAAACAAATATGTAATGTATGGTTAGAGACTCATGAAATTACTGAGGAAGAAATTATACTATTACAAGAAAAAGTAAAATCATTTTAATATGGCAGGACCAACAATTAAAGATTTGTTAGCATCATTACAAGCAGATGATAATTCTGGAAGTAGTGGAAATTTAGCAAATACAAAAGAAAACTGGGCAAAAATTAAAAACAAAGAATTTTCTGACTTAGGTTTAGAAGGTTCTGAATTGGATGCTTTTTTGTCAGAATGGATTGAAAATAACCCTTATTCAAAAGCATTATGAGTAAAACAAAAGAAGAAGTAGAAATAGATAATAAAACTATTCTTATAAACTTTATTAAAAATAATGGATTAACATTTGGAGATGGTAGAAGAAACTATGATTTTACTATAATTTCTGGTTATGCATTATATCTAGATATTGATGAAGTAGAGGAAGTAGAAGAAGCTATTGAAGAATTTTTATCTCTACCTTTGTCTGCTGATGATAGTGCAGAGTTATATAGAGTATTTGAATATGCTTATGATAATAATTATGGTACTTGGTGGACTAATCCATCTAATACTAAAGGATATAAAATGTAATGAAAAGTTTTCTTTTAAAAGAAAAGACTCCAATTGTAAAATGGTCTTTAGTACCAGACAATATTTTTTTTGAAGGTAAAGTACCAGATGGTTATCAATTAGCCATCTGTCCTTCAGAAAATTATATTATTTTAGATATAGATAGACATGGGGAAATAGATGGGTTTGATAATATTCCTTTTTGTATTGAAGTAGAATTAGAGAAGACATTAAATTATTCTACTAAAAATAATGGTAAACATTATTGGCTTAAATATACAGGAGATAAATTTCTTAGGAATAAAGCCTCAGGTTTAGGATTTGATCTCAGAACTAATCGTGGGTATGTAGTTTGGTATTTAGAAGGTGATGTAAGGAGTCATTTATATGAAATAAAGGAAACAAGTAATAAATTAAATGAGTTTTTAGAACTTCATTTTAGTTAATTATCAATTTAAAATATAAGTTATGTTAGATGAGTTAAATATAAAAACAGATCAAAGAACTGTAGAATTACATGAGTTAGGTAAAATGCTTAAAACAGTTCAATTAGAAAATTCTTTTATTAAAACTAATAAAGAATATGCCAAAGCAATCAGTGAAACTTTTGATGTAATTTGTACAGAAGAAAATGTAGAAAGTTATAATGAGCTATATAATCTTCATGAGATATTTACTACAGAAGATTATGAATTAGAAGCAAGGAGACATGAGTCTGGACATTTCTTTTAATTTATATAAGTTACAAAAGTATAATTTAACACCAACAGAATATTGTTATTTAATTTGTATCTACAAAAATGTAGATTATCCTGGTTTAACTCAACAACAAATAAATATTTTAAATAAAAACTTAGAAGCCAAAGGATTTTGTAAGATAACAGAGGGGAGTATCCTATTGAGGCAAGCATTTATAGATATACTCAAAAGTGATTCTTCCCCTCTTTTAATTGAAAGTTGGATAGATGAATGGAGACAAATCTTTCCAGAAGGTGTTAGAACTACAGGTAGACCTGCTAGAGGTGATAAGAGAGCCTGTTTTAAGAAAATGGTAATATTCTGCAAAGAGTATCCAGAGTTCTCCAAAGAAGAGATATATGAGGCTACTAGAGTCTATGTATTTGAAATGAGTAGGCAGAATTACAATTATATGCAATGTGCTGATTATTTCATTTTTAAAGAAGTTAGAAAAGGAGAAAGAACTTCTACTTTAGCTTCAATGATTGAAGATATTAAAGGAAAAGATAATTATCTATCTCAAATTGAGAATGGAGGGGGATCTTTTCATAAAGAAATATAAATATGAGTTTAAAAGAAATTAATGGTAAAGTAGTAAGTTATTCTTCTATACCAGAAGAGTTAATACCACAATGGTTAAAAGAATATCCTAGTAATTGTTATGTAGAAGTGCATATTGATACATTAGATAATAGTAATCCGTTAGATGTTTGGTTTAAAGAGAATCATCCTGGAATTGAAGAGGAAACATTTTATATAGAAATAGATTATTAGTTATGATAGAATTTTTAAAAATAACATTATTTTGTTTAACATTTTATTTTACTGTAATTAGAATGTTATCTTGGATAAAAATATTTGAATGTAGTATTGCTCCATTACTTGTAACTTTTGGTTTTAATACAAACACTTTTGGAAGTATACTTAATTTATTAATGTGGTGTTATCAAATATATTTTTGGTTTCATTGGATAAATATTATTTAAAATAATATGGACTTTAATATTGGTGATTTAGTTTTATTTGAGAAAACATATAATGCTACGGTAATAGGCTTTAAAGAGAAAAGTATTAGGGCTATGGCAGGACGAAAGGAAATCTTAATAAATTTTAGTGAAGAAGTTGGGTTGGTGGGAGGGGGGGGGAGGTTGGGGAGTGCTTACACTTTAGATGATAAAAAAATCAATATTAGTGATTACACAAAATGTTATTGGGTTTTTTCACATGAGATCATACATTTAAATGAAAAACCAATAGAAGAAAATATTAATATCAAAGAAGATCTATCTATGGAAAAACTAATTCTTAAAAAATTAATAAAAATGCAAAAACTATGAGTAAATATTTATGTAACAAAATTAGATGTCCAGTATGTGAAGAAGTTATACAATCTTATCATATACATGATTTTAAATTTTGTAAATGTGGCTCTGTAGCAATAGATGGAGGTAATGATTACTTAAGAAGGGTATCTGAAGTGGACTGGGAAGAATTGACCATATTAGATGATGGTAGTCATGAGACTAGAAGAAATAATTTAAGATGGTCAATTGCTACATACAAAGGATTACATAAAGACTTACAAATTGAATGGGTGTTAATAAAAGATTTAAAATTAAGACAGCTTAAAGATATTTTAATATATAAATCACACATAGAACAACATTTATTAGATATAATTGAAAACGAACTTTACTATAGAAAAACTTTATGAGTTATTTTGATAGAGCATTAGAACAAATTGATGATGGATTAAAAGGTAACAATAAAGGAATACCTATAGCTTTTGAAAGACTTAAACAATATTTACCTAACATACAACAGAAAACTTATTATTTAATAGGTGCTTCTAGTAAGGTTTAAAAAGAAAATTAAATATTTTATCCCTCATTAAATAATATTTATTATATTTGTGTAAATATGATATATGAAAATTGACAATAAGTGGGAGAAATCAATTGGGATTTACTGCATTAAAAATACATTTAATAATAAATGTTATATAGGAAGTTCAAAAAATATAAAAAATCGTTTATTAAAACATAGGTCTTTATTACGTAACAATAAGCATGAAAATTCATATCTTCAATCCGCTTGGAATAAATATTTTGAAGAAAATTTCATCTGTTTTTTGTTAGAATTGAGTAGTATTGAAAATTTAGCTATTGTAGAACAAAAATGGATTAATCTTTTTGGAGATTATAATTTAAAGAAAGATGTTATACGTTTAACTGTAACAGATGAATCAAGAAAAAAGATGTCTGAGACTAGACTAATTAGAATTAAGTCTGGAAAAATAAAAAGTTATAGTGAAAAGAAAATAAAGAAATATGATTTAAAGGGTAATTTTATTATTGAATATAATTCTGTTACTAAAGCATCTGATCAATGTAATATCTCAACATGTCAAATAACAAGGGTTCTAAAAGGAAAACATAGAACTGCTGGGGGATTTCAATGGAAATATTCAAATGATAGTAAAATTATAGAAGAATATTTAGGAAGAGATTACACAGAGGTTTCTTTAAAGAGGCAGAAAGCTTTATTAGTTTTAGATACTTACACAGGTATCTATTATGAATTTGATTCTTATAAAAGTTGTGGTACTTTTTTTAATAAAACATTTCAAACAATTTCAAGAGCTATGAAAAATAAACGTAATTTATATAAAAATAGATATTTAATAGAAGACCTTAAAAAACAGGGTGAATTGCTGGGAAGTCCTATCACAGTCGGTGAGGATAATCAGCAGCCAAGCTTAAGTAGTAATACTTTAGAAGGTTCAACGACTAACAGCCAAATCCAAACAGATAATGCTGAGGATAGTAATGCTGACACGAGCGCCCTGCCTGGAATAGAAAATACTACTTTTAATATTATTTTAAAAAAAGAGTATTTTGGCTATTCTAGTGATGATATAGTCTGAGCTATATAGTAATATATAGAAGTAAAGGATAAAGAGCCTTTACGTTAACAACACTGGGAAAAACGAGTCTGGCAGATGATATATTTCTTTATGGAGCTTTTGACTATTATAAAGCCTTAAAAGATAAGGATGAGTTAGATGGATTTGAGTTGGATATTGATTATTTTTCTTATGAAATTGATGTTCAAACTAAGATTATTAAAGGTATTTCTAGAAAACTGTGGCATGACTATGGAATTATAGCAGATGCTAATTTAGTATTATCTAGAGGTAAGAATAAAATAAGCGGAGAACTATATGACTTAATATTAAAATATAGAAACTATTTTGATGAATTAGAAGATATTTTAACTATTCATGCTGATGTAGATAACCCTACAGGTATTTATAATTATCTATTTAATAAAGGCAAAACAAAGGGTGAAGTACTGTATAAAAATATACAACAAGACCCTGCTAAAGATCCTATTATGAGAGTAGATAGCTTTATACCTAAAAATAAAAAAGCATATTGGTTAGGATTTATTGATCATATTGCTTTACTTAGGGAAGAGAGAGGTTTTAAATTAAAGGAAAACATTGATAAGCTATCTTCATATTTCGTATTCTGTAGAAACTTATTTAAAATGAGTCCTATTGCAATTCAACAATTAGCTTTTGATAGTGAAAATGATGAAAGGCATAAATCTGGTAGATTAACACCTACTGCAAAAGATTTTGGAGATAGTAAATATACTGTACGGGATGCAAATGTAATATTAGCATTATTTAATCCTTCTTTCTATCAAATGAAAGAGTTTCAAAAATATGATATTCTTAAACTAGGAAATCATTATAGAAATTTAGAAATAATCGCAAATAGAGATGGAGAACCTAATATTAACGTAGGCTTAAACTTTATAGGCCCTTCAGGTACTTTTAGAGAACTACCTAAAGCATCTGAAATGACTCCTGAATTATATCAATATATGGCTAGTTTGAAAAACGATAATAGTACATATATTCAAAAAGATGGTCTCTGGGTAAAGAGAGCATAAATATACTTAATCAATAAATAGTATGTTAAAAACAAACCAAAACAAAAGGGACTGCAGAGATAAGAGTGGGAACTCTACTTGTAGCAACATGGTTATTCTATTGAACTAATCTGCAGTTCCTGCTACAAGGTTTTAAATTATTAAAAATTATTAAATGTCAGCAATTGCTATTGTGGGGAAATCTGGAACTGGTAAAAGTACTAGTATTGGAGAAGTACCTGAATTAAAAATTAAGGGTTTAGACCCTAAACAAACTGTTATAATTAATGTAGCAGGCAAGGATTTACCATTTAGAGGATGGAAAAAACTCTATGGTGGTAAAATAAGTGAAGGAGGTAATTTAGTTGAAAGCTCTAGTTCACAAGATATTTGTAAAGTAATCAAATATATCTCAGATTCTAGAGAAGATATTAAAGATATTATTATTGATGATGGTCAATACATTTTAGCTTTTGAGTTTATGGCTAGAGCTAAAGAAACTGGCTATAATAAATTTACAGATATGGGTGCTAATTTAGCTAAATTAATCACTACCTGTAAAGAAACAAGATCTGATTTAAATGTCTACTTTATGTGGCACCCAGAAGAAGATAAAGAGACAGGATATAAAATGAAAACCATAGGACATATGATTGATTCATATTTAACTTTAGAGGGGTTATTTACAGTAATTTTATATTCAGATGTTTCTAAAAATGAGGAAAGTAAGGTAAGTTATTCATTTATTACTAATCATGATGGTAAATATCCTGCTAGATCTCCTATTGGAATGTTTCCAAATATTAATATTCCTAATGATTTAGGATTAGTATCTGAATATATTCACAAATATAATAATGCATAAATAAATAATAATGAGTGAAATTATAGTATCAAGAGAAGCTATTAAAGCTGATATTTTAGCAGGATATTCAAAAAGACCTACAGATAAGGCTTATAATCCTGAAATTGGATCTATTATGGAAAAATATAATTTAACTGAGAAAGAGTTAAGATTAGTTTTTAAAGATCCTGATATTAAGGCAACTAAATTTGTCCCTAAAGTACTTTTTGAAGAAGATCTTTCAGAAGATGTATTTAAAAGATTGATGAAGAATCAAAAGGAATTTAGAAAACCTAAAGTTGAAGAAGTAGTTATAGAAAAAATAGAAGACGATCTTCCTTATTGACTAAAAGATTTGATAGAAATAAGAATAAAAGAGCTTGTAAAGGAAAGTAAAAACAAATAAATTAGAAAAAAATTATTATGCAAAAATACGGTAATACAACAGATGAAAATGGTAAATCTTTAATCACTGCAAGAGAACTTGTGGGAGAATGTGTTAAAGGTAATGAAATAGTGAGTTTTGGATTAGCAGAAGGCACTGATAAAAGAGCAGTATTAACATTTAAACAATCAAATGGTTATATGCTTAATATATCATTTTTTGATTCTGATAAAGAGACAGGGATTAAAATCTTAAATACTAATATTCTACATATTTGTACTAAATTAGTATCTCAAGAAGAATATAATGAAGCTGTAAAGGATGTAAGTTCTTTTGCTGATTTTATTAATAAATTGGAAGAAAAAGTATTTTCTCCTAATTATGGTAAAAAACTAGATCTTAAAATTATTTATAAACAAAATACAAGTAATGGAAATTGGTATGCAGTATTCCCATCATTTCCTCCATTTGCAGCAGAAGATGGTAAGGGTAAATTTACTACTAACCCTCAATATGATATTTATGTAAAACCTGCACCTCCAAGTACAACAGGTACAACTGATTCAATGGCAGAAACTCCTGCTCCAGATGGTATGCCATTTTAATAAATAAAGTAAAACTATGAAAGTGATGTTAGCTTTAACAGCTAATGCTGTATTAGACAAGATAACATCGTATGATATTTTTAAATATTATATAGCAGGTTTTAATGAGGTTGGTAAATTATTCTGTAGTGAATTAAGAAATGATAAAAATCCAACATGTGCAATTCTATTTAAGAATAGTGATCTATTTTATAGGGATTTTAGATTTCCAGATCAATTAAATTGTTTCAGCTATGTAAAAGCTAAATATAATGTTAGTTTTAATGATGCTTTAGCAATAATTAATAGTGATTTTAATTTAGGTCTTATAAATATGTATAATAGTATCTACAATATTAATACTACTACTACTAAAAAACCTATTATACACAATAAAGATTATTTAGAATTTAAAGAGAAAGAATTTACTATAATACAAGTAAGAAAAAGAAGTTTAAATATAAATGATAAAAGATACTGGCTAGATAACTATAGTATATCATCAGAAGATCTGACAAAAGCAAAAATCTTTCCTTTACAAGAATTTTGGATTAATGGTATATATTATAAAGCTAGTAATTTATGTTATGGTTATTATTTTGGACTAGACTCTAATAATAATGAGTTATGGAAAATTTACCAACCTTATAGTAAAATAAAATGGTTAAGTAATGTATCTACCTCTGTGTTTCAAGGTTATGATTTATTACCTGATAAAGGTGATTTATTAATTATAACTAAATCATGGAAAGATATATTAGTTTTATCTAAATTAAATATTTATTCAATAGCTCCTCAGTCTGAGGGGTCAAAGATTTATGAAGAATTTATAAATAGTTTGAAACAAAGATTTAAAAAAATAGTAATTCTTTATGATAATGATTCTACTGGAAAAAGAAATGCATTAGAACTATCAAATTTATATGATATTTCTTATATCTTTGTACCAGAAGAATACAAAGTAAAAGATTGTTCTGATTATGTTAAAAAATATTCTTTATTAGATTTGTCAAATTATTTAAAAACACATGGTATATCATGTAATTATTCCTGAATGGGAATATTATTTTGTTAAAGCAAAAAAAACTAGTCCTAAATATTGGTTATTTAAAGATAAGGAAAAGTTACCTAAGAAATATCTTGCAATTTGTTCAAAGGAGCCTACATTGGTAGGTGGAAAATTATATTGTAAAGATGATCTAGGTAATAGATTTTTAAAAAATTCTATAAAAGTAGGAAAAGAAAATATTTGGATTCTTAATGGTCAAGCACTATACAATGCAGAACTTAATTACATAATGAGAGGTAAAATAGCCCAGTATTATCATAATTATTTTGCAAAGTATATTAATGAGCAATTAAAACCAATTAAAGTAGATGAAAACCGTTATTTAAGCATCTCTGTTGACATATATGAAGTACATAGAGGTAAGATGCCAGATATATCAAATATGTGGCTTTTAGAGAAGTTTTTTGAAGATGCTTTAATAGAAGAAAAAATTATCCCTAATGATAGTCCTGAGTATGTATTAGAAAGTGGACGTAAAAAATATCATTGGGTTACAGATCCAAAAGATCGCAAATTAGTATTTAATATTGAAATACTAGAAAAAGAAAAAGTTTAATGAAAAGAAAAATAGGATTAATTGATGGAGATTCTATTTGTTATATTGGTAGTGGAGGGTCTATACAAGATTCTATAAAGAAAGTGGACTCTCTACTATCTAATATAATTAAATATAATAAACTTACACATTACTATCTTTATCTTTCAATAGGTACTTACTTTAGGCATTCTATTAATAAAGAATATAAAGGTACAAGACCTGCTCAATCTTTAAAGTTTATTAAGACTTTAAAATACTATATGATTGAGCATTATGGAGCAACATTTATAGAAAATGTAGAATCTGATGATGTAATTAGTTATTTAGCTAATAATTTAACAGATGAAACTGTAATTTGTTCTCCAGATAAAGATGTAATAAATCAAGTTCCTGGACAATACTTTAACTATAAGAAGTTTGCCAAGGGAATAACAACAAAAGAAGAGGCTTATAAATTTCTTATGCAGCAGGCGTTAAGTGGTGATAATGTTGATAACATTAAAGGTATTCCTGGTGTTGGAGAAATAAAGTCTAAAGCTATTATAGAAGGTGGTAACTTAAATGAATTACCTTCTGTAGTTTTGAATGAGTATTTAAAATATTATAAGAATGTATCAATAGGAGTTTATGAATTTCAAAAAAACTTTAGACAAGTCTATCTTCTTAGAACTGATACTGATTTTATAAATGAAGGACTTCCTATACCAATTATAGGAGATCCTGTAGAAATACTCACTTAATGATTAAAAAAAATTATTCAATAACATTGTCTAATAATAAAGCAACACTTAATTTTTACAAGTATAATGAAAGGATTATTGTTTTAAATCCTGTACACAGTGATTATGAAATAAAGAATCCTGATCAAGTAATTACTGGTTTAAATTATCATGATTGCTTTAATTTAACTTTGGATAATTTACTCATCTTAAAGAAAGATAAATATAAAATAAAGAAAATAACTAGAGAAAATACAAAAGGATTTTTAGGAGAAGGTTACTATCTTTACACACATACAAGTGTAACTAAATCAAGTACTTTTATTATGCCTTTTTTAGGAGGTATAAAAGAAGATTATAGATTTAGTAAAGAATTTATAAATTGTTTTATAGGTTTAGAAGCTGAAGGAGATTACGGAAATAATATATATTTATTATATAGATTTTCAGGGACTGCTGATTTTACTAAATTTGAAGATGACTTAAAAACACATCCTCTATATGAGGATACAATAGAAGTTGATAAATTTCAAACTATATATTCTTTTAAAGTTCCAGATAATAGAAAAGAAGATGTACAAAAAATAATAGATGGTAAATATTCTAGAATCTCACAGGATGCAAAAGAAAGAATACTTACATTTAATAATTTTACTATAGATAGTGATCTAGGTAAGATATTGACTAAACATCCAGAAAAAAAATTAAAATTGGAACAAAAAATAGGGTCTGAGTTACATCCAGATGCAGAATTATATAGTGTATTCTATACAGAAGAAGAGATTTTTATGAACAATAATATAATAAATTAATGAAAATTAAAAAAAGAAGTGGACATTTAGTTGATGCTAATTGGCATAAGTTAACTGAACATGTAAAACATTTAGCTAATTTAGAACCTAAATTAACTTTTGTAGATCCTAGTATTGTAACCCAGAAAACTATCTCTGGGTTATATGATGGAGTAACTACTGTACAAATTAATGAATTATTAGCAGAGAATGCTGCAATGCTATCTACTAAGCATTATGAATACTCATATTTAGCTTCTAGAATACTTGTTGCTAATCTTCATAAAAATACTCCTAAAACTTTTGGAGAATGTGTTGATATTCTTTATAATAATAAAGATGCTAAAACAGGGGAAGATGCTCCATTAGTTTCTGATAAATTAATTGCTGATTTTAATATAAATAAAGATTTTATTGAGAGACTTATAACTCCTCAATTAGATTATGAAAGAAACTATTTTGGTTTAAAAACATTATATAAGTCTTATTTAATTAGATCTAATGGAAATATTGTAGAGACTCCTCAATATATGTATATGAGAGTTGCTATTGGCATTCATGGGTTAGATATAGTTAATATAGAAAAAACTTATCTTAGTTTAGCTAATGGTTATTACACACATGCAACTCCTACTTTGTTTAATTCAGGTACACCGAAACCTCAAATGTCTTCTTGTTTCTTATTGACAAATAAAGAAGATAGTTTAGAAGGTATTATGGATACTGCAAAAGATGTAGCTACTATCTCAGCTGCCTCAGGTGGCATTGGTTTAGCTATTCATAACATTAGAGCTACTGGATCATACATTAAAGGTTCTGGTGGTACTTCTAAAGGACTAATTCCTTTATTAAAAACATACAATGAACTAGCTAGATGGTGGGACCAAGGAGGAAATAAGCGCAAGGGTTCTTTTGCAATGTATTTAGAACCTTGGCACGCTGATGTATTTGATTTTTTAGATATCAGAAAGAATACTGGCAAGGAGGAATTAAGAGCTAGAGAATTATTTCCAGCATTATGGATACCAGATTTATTTATGCAGAGGGTAGAAGCTGATGAAAACTGGACTCTTATGTGTCCTAATGAATGTCCAGGACTATCTGATGTATATGGAGATGAATTTAAGCTCTTATATGAGAGATATGAAGCTGAGAACAAAGGTAGGAAGACTATTAAAGCTCAAGAACTTTGGACTAAGATTTTAGATTCCCAAATTGAAACAGGTACGCCGTTTGTTGTCTACAAGGACGCAGCGAATAAAAAATCTAATCAGAAAAATCTAGGGACAATAAAATCTTCAAATTTATGTGTGGCTGCTCATACTGAAATATTAACAGATGAAGGTTATAAAATTATTTCATCTTTAGAAAATCAAAATGTTAAAGTATGGAATGGTACCCAATTTTCAGATACTATTGTAAGAAAAACAGGGGAAAATGTAAATTTACATACTTTTAGTTTTTCAAATGGTAGCATTTTAGATTGTACTCCTTATCATAAGTTTTATGTTAAACGTCCAGGTAAAAATAACAAAGGAAAATTATATGAAGAAATTGTTAATGCTGAAGATTTAATAGTAGGAGATAGAATTAGTAGATTTTCAATGCCAGCTATTGATAATTCTAATAATGATTTTTTATATCCTTATACACATGGTTTATATTGTGCAGATGGCCATGATTTTGGAAAACATAAGAGAATAACTCTATATGGATCAAAAATTGACTTGTATAAAAAGGGGTATATTAACCTTAAAACTACTTCTGGAAAATTAACAACAGAAGGGTCTTTAAATCTTACTTTATACCCAGAAATGGAAAATAAATATAAAGTACCTCTTGATTATTCATTAAATGTTAAACTTGACTGGTTTGCTGGTTATTGTGACGGAGATGGTCATTCTAATGGTAAAGATATAGAAATAACTGCTGTTAATAAAGAATTTCTAGAAAATGTTAAAAAAATGTTAGATACTATGGGGGTTAATTGCAAATTAACTCTTAAATCTGATGAGACATTTAGAACTTTTAAAAATAGAAATGGAGAATCTTGTGAAAGATGGTGTAAATCTGCATATAGATTATATTTAGGAGGAATTGAAACTTCAAAATTACTTGATTTAGGTTTAGATTGTAAAAGGCTTAATTTATCAAGAACTTTATCTAGCAATAGACAATCTGAAAATTATATAAAAGTTATAGATATAGAAAGAAATACTATTATTTCTGACACCTATTGTGTAAATGAACCTTTAAAACACAAAGCTGTTTTTAATGGCATTTTAACCGGAAATTGTACTGAGATTTTAGAATATACTTCTCCAACAGAACAAGCAGTTTGTAATCTAGCTTCTATTGCAGTTAATAAATGTCTAGTAAAAGGATATGGAGGCAAATTAGCAGCAAATAGTAAATCAGAATTTTTAGGTTATTTCTTTGATCATGATTTATTATATGACTTATCTTATGAATTAACTATTAACTTAAATAGAGTTATTGATAGTAATCATTACCCTACTCCTGAAACTAAATTAAGCAATCTTAAGCATAGACCAATTGGTATTGGGATTCAGGGATTAGCAGATACATTTGCAATGATGAATATTGCTTTTGATTCAGAGGAAGCTAAAGAACTAAATGATAAAATATTTGAAACTATTTATTTTGCTAGTTTAACAGCTTCTAAGGATCTTGCAATTGAAAAGGGGCCTTATGATTCATTTGAAGGATCTCCTGCTTCTAAAGGTATTTTACAGTATGATATGTGGAATAAAACAGAAGAAGTAGAGAAATCTAGCAATTGGAATTGGAAAAAATTAAAAGTTCAGATTGTTAAATATGGAATTAGAAATTCATTATTATTAGCTCCAATGCCAACTGCATCAACAGCTTCTATTTTAGGTAATAATGAATGTTTTGAGCCATATACTTCTAATTTATATACTAGAAGAGTTTTATCAGGTGAATTTATAATGGTTAACAAACATTTAGTAGATAAATTAATAAGTTTAGATTTATGGAATGATACTATTATTAATAAGCTTAAAAATGAAAATGGCTCTGTACAAAATATTCCAGAGATTCCAACAGAAGTAAAAGAAGTATTTAAAACTGTTTGGGAAATCTCTCAAAAGAAAATATTAGAGATGGCAGCAGATAGAGGTAAATTTATTTGTCAATCTCAATCTATGAATGTATTTATGGAGAATGCTAATTTTGGTAAACTTACTTCCATGCATTTTTATGGTTGGAAATTAGGTTTAAAAACAGGTATGTATTATTTAAGAACAAAAGCTGCTGCTGATGCTATTAAATTTACTGCTGAGAAAGAAGAAATACAAGAACAAATAAGTTGTAGTTTAGATAATCCGGATGATTGTGAGATGTGTGGTGCTTAATTTAAAAAAATATTTATGATTATAATTTTATGTTTAATAATAGTAGTATTATTATGTGTTATTGGATTAATATCTAATAAAGAGACTTGTGAACATGAATGGGTATTTGAAAGATATATAAATAAATATGAAAATGAGTTTTCTAATTATCCTTATTGTATTAAAAAAATCTATGAATGTCCTAAATGCAAACAAATAAAATCAATTAAAATAAGCTAAATTAAAAAAACTATGATAGAAGTTATAACATCCATTTTAAGTACTGCTATTATAGTAGCAGTAATATTTTATTTCTATTATAGAATTAGAATCTTAAATTATAAAAATGAAATTTTATCTTTAGAAAGATTATCTACAAGTAAAGATTCTCAATATTATGAACTAGAATTAGCTCATATGTTGAAAGAAGAAAAACCTATTGTAGTTAATACTAATGAAATTGTAATAATGCCAGAATATGATTTATTACTATTGTATTTTAGAGAAACTAGAGAGAAGTTGGAATTAAGTCAAAAAGATGTAGAAGATTTAACTAATATCTCAGCTTCTACTATTTCTAGACTTGAAAATAAGAAAGGGTATAAAGGTAGTTATGAAGATATGAAGACTTTATATCAATTTTATAAATCTAAAGAAACAATACCAGAAATTTAGAATGAAGAAAGGGAGTGTAGCAACTCCCTTTTTATTTTACTTTCTAAAATTTTTTACTTTCTATTATTTTTCTAAAAATAACATAGATTGTTCCAAGTTTCTATCATATTGTTTCCAAACTGGAATCAATTTAACTAATTTATGTTTAAGTTTATTTTCTCCTTTATTAAAACCTGTTTCATATTCTTCTGTAGGAGCTGTAGAAGCTTGTGTAATGACATCTACTATAGATTCCATAGTATTAGTTACCATCATAGGGCTTCTAAATGTTCTAAGGGCTTCATTAATGTTTGCAAATGATATTAATTCAGAATATAATCTTCTAGATAAATAAGCTAATAATAGTTTATCTTCATCATCATCATCTCCAGATCTTAAAGCAGTAGCTAATGCCCATAAAGATATCGCCATACCTATTTCAACCATAGTCATCTTAATATTAGCTTTTTCATTATTAGTTAATTTATTCCAATTTTCAGGAACTGTTTTCATTCTTAAAGCTTTCCATTCTTTAACTAAATTGTATAGAAATTTTATTGATGTAGTATAAGTACCTTCTTCAAATTGATCTGTTTGAGTATTAAAACTTCTTTGTTTAATATCTAGATCTTCAGTTTTAGTTTTTACATTACCAATACCTCTATATCTTTTTTGAATACCTGTTACAATCCATTTTCTCATTTGAGTTAATAGGGCCCCAAAAGCATTTCTTTCTAATTCACTTTTATTTAAAGAATCATAGTTACCATATAAATCTCTATTAATTCTTTTAATATCAGATTCTATTTTAAACATACTTTTTTCACTTAAATCTGAAGTAATATCTGTTTTAGATACAGACTTATGAAATATAGGATTATTTTCTTCTGACCAACCTACAATAGCTTCATCTATAGATATAGCTTCATCTCTATTAGCTGTTTCTGTAAATTCTTTAGTTAAATATTTACCACTGCTATTTAAAGCTTTGATATTATTTAATCTACTATACATTAATACAGTTTGAACTGTATATTCTGCAAATTGATTAGCAAACATCATTGCTCCAGAATCCATTACTTTTTTAAACTTATTATTTTTAATAAATTTATTTTCATTTACTTCAAAATCAGATAATGCATCAAAGTAAGTAATTAATCTATTAGTTTTACTAGTAGGAGTTATTTCTCCTATATCTTTCATTATATTACCAATATCTTTATCAAACTTTAAACTAGCCTTAGCTCTATCTTTAATAGAGAATTTTGAGTCTTTGTTTCCAATAGCTTCAATAAGCATTACAGATTCTCCTTGTAAATAATTGGCAGCTCCTGATAATACGTTACCTCCTAATGTAATAAATGAAGTAGCATTTTTTATTTGATTTAATATTTTAGCTGTTTTAGGATCACCTTCAACTGAAATACCATAAATTCTATGTCTAATTAAAGATTCTAGTGCTTTAGCTACGTTAGATGTTTCTGCTGTAGTAGTTACTGTTTTACCAGTTAAACTATCTATTTTTAGTTTTTTAGTTAATGTTACTCTTTGTTCTACTGAAGCTTCATTTACCACATCTTTAAGCATTTCTAGAAATAACCCTGTCTCTGTTCTAGCATTAAATTGCAAGGAATTATTATAATCCATTAAGAATGAACTTACAATATCATAACTTAAATCTTTTTCATCTATTTTATATCTATAATATAGAGGAATTTCAGATCTTTCTAACCCCTGAGCATTAGCTTTAACTTTAATAGTACTTTTAATATCTAATTTTTTATCATTAGCTTCATCTATTTCTACTTGACCATAATCAGTATCTTGTGCAGTAATTCTAAAATGATCTAAAAATCCTTGTTTTAATGTATCAAGACTACCATTTGAGTAAAATCTTTCTAAATTACTTTTATTAATAGATGGTAATTTGAATCCTAATGATTTATATGTTCCGGTTAATTTTGTTTTTTCTTTAGATAAATTATATAAAAAAGTATGTAATTCCATTACTGGCGTATCTTTATACTTCTCTGTAAATGATTTCCAATTAAATGAATCTTCATTAACTAATATAGGTAATATATTTCCTTTTTCATCTGTAGCAAATAACTCTGCATATTGTTTTTTAGGATCTGATTGTTTACCTATATAATCAATAAAAGCTTTGTTTAATTTATCACCTTCATATGTTTTATTAATAGTTTTTTGTCTGACATCTCTATTAGATAAATCTAAAGCTTCCGTTGCAACTCCAATAATATCATGATTAATGTCTCTTGGGTTCTCAATAAATCTAATTAAAGAGCTAATATCAGCAATTTGAACAACCATGTTTTCTACATACTCTTTAGTTTCTTTATCAATAGTTGTTTTATTAGCTGCTAAATATCTATAAATATATTCCTGCTTAGCTTTTCTAAGATCTTCTTTATTAAGTCCTCTTGCTTTATCTACTTTTAACTTGGATTCATTATACTCTCTTTCTGCTTTTTCTTCATAAAATGCTTTTACTTTTTGAAAACCAGGAGTAATATGGTCTACTAAGAAGTCCCTAGCCTCAGTAATATATCTATTATGAATATTATTAATCTTACTTAATAAATCAGATACTTTTCTATATTCTTCTTTATGCTCAGGATCTTCAAAAAAGTCTTCTGAGAGAGTGTTTAAAATCTCAAATTGAGATACACTTTCGTATATTCTTTTGAGTGTATTAGCATTGAGCTTAGAAGGGTCATTTTCAATTTTCTCCAGCCATTTTAAAGATGAGTTAATCATTCTTTCTGAACCCTGGATAAATTTAATGATTGCAAAGTCAGTTTCATAGTTTTCTAGATCCTGAAGTACTCCATTCATTTGAGTTACCAAAGTATCTAAATGTTCATGTTTATTTACAGCATATTTTAAAGACTTTAATTTATGTTTTAGAATAGATTCTGCTTTATCTAGAACAATTTGTTTCTCTTTATAATATTTATCTTTAGGTTCTTCAGCTACATCTTCTTCTAATACTGCATCTTGAGCTATATTAGAATATATATCATCAGAATAGTTATAGTTATTTGCTTCCCAAGCTGCAAATGCTTTTTTTTCATCACCTCCAAAAGATTGTACTAATTTTTGCCAACCTTCATCATTTTCATCAAAACAAATATACATTCTTATACTATTTTACAATAATTTAATCTTTCTGTAATATCACTTTGTACTACATTTTCAATATCTTTTTCAGTAAACTTAGTTACTGGGTATTTTATAGAACTTAATCCACTTGCTACTTTAATTAAAGCTTCTGGTAAACTTATATTATTTTCAGTTATAATTGAGTCATTTGCATTATATTCTTTAAGTGATCTACCTAAGTTATTAAAACCTAATTTATTTACCTTTAAATAAACAGCTCCCAATCCATCTTCAGTATAACCTTGCCATTGATATAAGTTATCAGTAGTCTTTAAAAATCTTTTCCATACAACTGAATTATTACTATCTAATCCAGCAATATAACTAGGATTTAAATCAGCTAATATAAAACCATCATTTGTATCAAATACATTACCTTTATCATCTGCTATTGCACTTGTAATAGCTAGGTTAATTTTAGGTACTAACTCATTGATATAATATAGATTTTTATAAATAGTATCTAATGAAGCATCTAAAGCAAATTGATTTTTGGAATAGAATTTTCTACTATCTGTAAAATCATCAAAATAACCTGTTGAATTTAGGATATTCAAAGGAATATGATCTTGTAAACTATTCTTAGAATAGAATCCAGATGAGTAAAATGCGTACTGTACTAATTTCTTACCAAGTGTAGGATTATCATAATATAATTTTTCCCATTCTTTATAAAACTGATTTTGTAATTGTTTTACTTGATCATTATTATCTAAAGTTATTTTGCAAGGTGTTTTAAGAAATTCTCCATTAGTTAAATCCTTACTTGATATTTCTATATTTAAAGAATCTAATAATATATTAGGATTATCTTTTCTATATTTAATTATTTCTTCCCCTAAATCAAGAGAGCTTTTAGAACCAAAAAAGATTTCTTTTAATTGATCTTGTTCTATATTAAAGTAATCTGTATTAGCAATTGTATAAGCATAGACTTCATTACTAATCCAATCTAAGAGCATTTCGTTTTTCTTAGTCATACCTAGATCTAAGTAACCTGCTGATTTTAATACTTGATCAGTTAAGTTATCAAATGCAGGAGTTGCTTCTAAAAACATACTTCCATACATTTCTCTAGCAGCTTTAGGCCCATTCTTAATATAGGTGGCAATCATATTTTTAGACTCTGGATTAACTCCTAGAATATTATCAATACCAATAAATTTATTATTACCTACTACATTATTATATAGTTTTAAATATAAATTTACTCTATTTAAATTTCTAAATGCGCCATCTACATCTACCTTAGTTAATTTTAATAAATCATTTAATTCTCTTGATTTACCTTGCCATTCAATAAACTGATTTAAAACTTCAAGTTGTCTATTAACAAAGTCTGAATTATCTAAATCAGGTTCTTTAATAGAAGATATTAGTTCTTCTGTAGATAATATAATATTACCTAATTTATCTTTTTTTAATTTATAACTCTTTAATTGCTCCTTAACAAAATCTTGTCCTTTGTATTTTTTAATTATTATATCTAAGGGTTTTAATTTTTTTCCTTTATCATCTCTTTTTTCACTAGATGCTTCACTTTCTGCTTTTTGAGTTTCTAAATATAAATCTTTAAGTATGGGTTGGCCAATAAATGATACAATCCATTCTCTATCTACTCCAGCTCTAGCTAACATAAAAGCAGTTCCAGCTGTAAATTGATTAATATTAGCTCTAGAAATATAAGGATCTTTAGCAGCATCTACAATAGCATTCATGAAAGCACCTAATGTATTTTCTATTTTATTTCCAGACTCGTCAAATCTATTAGATAGTAAAGTATTATTTTGATTAATTTCTTTAACTTTAGTAGTAGATAAATCTTCTATTTCAGGAAATAGATCAAAATTATTATTTTCTTCTTGCCACAATGCTATTTTAGCAGCAGTTACTATTCTTGGTAAATTTAGTTGTTCTGCTAATTCTTTTACTTTAAAATGATTTATATCAATACAATAAGCCATTATTTAAGATTTACAAGTTTGTATTTAACTTTATACAAAAGTTCACTTACATTATCTAGTATTTGTTGAATGTAAGACTCATCTACTTCTTTTTTAAATGTATCTAATGATTTACAACACTCTCCTAAATATTTTACAATATCAGTCCCTTCTTTAAAACTTAAATCACCATATCCAGATACTATACCATATTCTCCTTGCCAAGCTTCTGCAAGTGTATCTCTGTGTTCTACAATATCATTGTATAATTGATCTAAAGCCATATGTTTTGCATAAGATGTAGTTTGTAAATGTGCTACATGAGCTACTATTTCAATTTCAAATAGCATTGTTAAGATTTCTTGTATTTTCATATTATAAACATTCTAAGATTTTATTTTTTTCTTTGTTGGATAAACTTTCCCAAGTATCTTTTGTCATTGAATCATCTTTACTTACAATTAATTCCCATTTATCTTCTGACAAAGATACATCATTATTTTCAATTTTTTCTACAGCACCTGTTTTAATTCCTTTTCCTAAGTAATAATCATTGAATCCAATATCTTCATGTAAAAATAAAGAATGGTTACTCATATGATTTGCAATAGTACCTACTAATGATTTAGCATTATCAAATAATATCTTATTACTTAACTGTTCTACTCCATTGAAAAATTGTAAATCATTGTTATTTAGTGATTCAGGAAATAAATCTTTAGCTACATTTTCTAACCAAGGATCATCTAATGGAGCCATTACTGATAAATATGCTTCAGGGCGCATTAGCATTTCTCTCATGAGCTCTAAACGTCTATTTTCTAAACCTTCTTTGGTTTCATTTAAAGGATCATACTCTACATATCTAATTTTATTAGCTTTTGCATCAAAATGATAATTAGGTAGAATAATAAAACTTTTATCAATATCAAAATCAGATCCAGTTTTAGTAGTAATATCAGAGAATGATACAATACTATCTCCCATTTCTGGGGGTAATATACCTACTATTTCAAAAGCATCATTAGATGAAGGACCTTGATTAGGAATACGGTAAGATAATCCTTCTAATACTTTAGATGAAATTAATTCTTTAATTTGATTAGCACTTAATTCTTTATATGAATTTACTCCAAATTTATTTTTAATAATAAGATTAATTCTAGGATCTTGCATCATTTTAGCATAAGGCATTAATATTTGAGCAGGTTTAACACCTTTTTCATTAATACTCATTGCTTTAAGTTTTTCTGTAGGATTTTTAAACCAAATAATACCATCTTTAACTGGAGTATTCATATCTACTTCAACGCCTATTAATCCTAAATCTGATATTTGAATTAATGCTCCTCCTAATTGCTGTAGTTTAACAGCCGATTTAGTAATAAGAGCATGTAGTTTATTCTGGATCTTATTTCTTAATGGTAATGCATCAATAGGATATTTCTTTTTTAAACCAATTAAATAGTTATCTGATAAGTCATTATAGAATTCTTTATGAAGAGTATCAAAAAATCTTGACTTTCCATTAGAATCTTCAGTAAATTTTAATACTGGATCATATCCTAATACAGATTTAATTTTAAGTAAACCTCTATCAGATAACTTAGATATTACTGAATGGTATTGATCTACTAATTTAAGACCTATTTCATCTTTAGATACAACACTCATTACATTTTTAACAGCTTGGCTACCAACTAGTCTACTATCTATACCGTGAGGAGGTAAATCTTGTTGTAGAAATAAACCTCTATAAGATAAATTAGTAGAATTAAATATAATATCAGAACTAGGTTTAATTTTTCCTTGTTCGTCCAGAATATTAGTAATACCTGAAGCACCTACTTTTTTACCATCTAGTACAATTATATGATCAACTTTTTGGCTTTCCATAGCCAATCTAAGGTTATCTAATTCTGTACCTTTGGTTAAGAATGGAAGTAATACTGCTTCAGACTGCTTATTATAATGCATTATCATTGTATTCTGAGAATTCTTTTTTAACTCTACATGTACAGTTTTTAATGGTTGTGCTAAAATAGATTTATCTTTAAATGATAATGTTTCTCCTTTTTTTATTTTATCAAAGGAAATTTCATGTTCTTCTGTCCATTTACCTAAACCTAACATTCTCTCTTTATAAACATCTAATGTTATCCAAGCTTGAGCATCAGTTTGATTTATATTTAAATATGGTTTTAAAAGTGTTTTAACTTCTTCAATTGGAGTATTGGTATATTCAGCGATATTCTTGATTACATCTTCATTAAACTCCCCTTTTTTATCTGGGTTTCCAAATACAGAAGAACTAACATTAATATTGGCAATAGTAGCTGATGTATAATGAGATCTGACTACTGGAATACCATTTTCATCATTATATATTCTAAATAGTTTACCATTGGCTCCAATTGCAGGTATACGTTTTTTAAAGTCTGCAAATATATCTTGCTCAATCCATTGTTTTTGAACTTTCTTTTTTACACCTTTTTCTTCTATTTCTTCTGTAGCATATTTTACTTTATATAAAGCAGGATCTCCATTAAATAACATTGTTTGTTCAATATTACCTATAATAGAGTTAATAGTATAATCTGCAATAGATGATACTATAGCTGAAGATTGTACAGAAGGATCTAAATAATAATTATATTTATTTAAATAATTAGAATCAATCCATCTATTAGTATATTTTGTAATAGTAGTTCCAGTAGTAGAAGTTTCTACTCTTTTAGATATTAATTCATTATCTAATGCTATTTGTAAATTAGCTTTGATATTATTTATAATAACTTCATTAATATAATCTGTTACTAATGAATTATTAAGTAGAGTAGTAATATTTAATTTATCTAGTAGTATTTCTCCAGGAATATCTGTATCCTCATTTTTTAAACCTAATTCAATTAAATTGATATTAGGAAATATAAAACTATTAAATGCATTCCCAGGAAGCTTTACTCCATCTTTGCCTTCTACATAATGGTAGTATAAAGTTAATTTTTCATCTTTTAATTTATTTTCTCCATACATTGCTTCCCAAGCAGTACGCATTCTTCTTAATTCGCCTAAAAGATAACCAGATAAAATAGTAGTAATATCTGTTATATCTCTATTTAAATGTATATTATCTGTTGTAGCATCATAAGTTATTTCACCTTCAACTAGTTTAGGTCCTTTGATATAAGTTTGTTGTCCTTTATCTGCTTCAGCTAGACCAATAAAATAACCATTTAATTGTTTGTTGAATTGATCTATATAAGAATCAATAGGTTTTAGATTAGAGGCTTTATCTCCAAATGTATTATTATCTTCAGTATTATATCTAAAGTTGCCATAAGGAGTAAGAATAAAATCTTTTCTTAATGAGTTATTGTTATCTAATAATTGATTTAACCAATAAGAATTAGATGAATAATCATTTTGTTTTAGGTCATTTAAATACTCAAAATCATTATTTTTCCACTCAGACATTTTAATAGACATTGTAGAATGGTTTTGCATTAGATAAGTCTTATTACCTTCTGGGCCTTTAAACATATCCTCTCCACCTACTTTAGTAAAATAAGCTTCAGAATTAGCTAGTATTTCTTTAAAAAATGATTTATTATTTAATAGTAAATTAGTTTTAGATGTGATTTCTGTATCTGCATTTAAATTTTTTAATTGAGTTAATGCATTATATAAATCTAAGGTAAGATTTCTTAAAGCTAAAGGAAGCGTAGCTTGTGATATATTATTATATTTAGTTTCTAAAATATAAGGAATAGTATTTGGATTTAGATTAATTCCTAAACTATTAAAAATAGTATTTAATTTGCTAAAACTCCTATTAGTAATATTACCTGCCTTAATTTCTTCTTTAAATATAGTATCATAATCCCTAATAGCATCTTTTAATTTAGATAGTATTTCTGAATTATATTTATCTCCTATACTATATTTTTTGATAAATAATGAATTCCATTGATTTAATATATTAGTATCTCTACTTTCAGTATTAGAATCAGTAATTTTAGATATAGGTGCACCCGCATTCCCTGCAATGATATGATCAATATATCTTCCTTTTTGTTGTAAGAATGTATTGACAAATTGAGTTTTAACTATAGTGTCCATTTTAGATACTTTATCTGCTAAGAATCCTAATTCTGGTTTGTATTTGATTTGTGCTTTTAGTTTACTAATCATTAAACTATAAGGATCTTGTAATACTCCTTCTTCATTTTTATGTTGTACTATTTCATATACTGAATTAGATACAGAACTCCAAACAGTTTTAGGATCTTTTAATAGAGGTAATCCTAAGAAATCTCCATTATTATATATTACTTTACCATCTTTATACTCTTTTATATCAGGAATAGTTCCAATAATATATTTAATATTAGGAGTAGCCTTTAAGTAACTAGATGTTTCATGAGATTGTGCTTCAAAAATAGCATTACTACCATCCGATGCATCACTATCTTCTAATAAATCTTCATCTGTATAATCAATAGAACTTAGATTTTGGATTTTAAAATTAGTCTCAATATAACTAAATATTCTATTTTTCCAAAAACTATGAAGTTTACCTTGATCATTTAAAATATATTGAAATCTCTGAACATATTCCTGTTTAATTTCTTCAGACAGATTGGTATCAGCTAAAAATGATTTAAGTCTCATTGCCAATTGTTTCTCTACTTTACTTAAATCTAATTGATCTACTATATTTTTTAGTTCTGTAATGTCATACAAAGCAATAAAACATAAATTAGATATTATTTCATTAGTTTGTATATCTGATAATTCTGGATGACTCTTTAGACTATTGTCATAGAATTCCTGTAGATTTAATTCTTCTATAGTAGGAAATTTATCCAGTCCATTAGTATCTTGCCATAAAGATATTTTAGCTGCTAGTATAGTAGAATTTAATCCTGTTTCTTTTTGAATCTGTAAGAACTCAGGCAGACTGCGGTTAATACAATTTTCCATTATTTACATTTAATAATTTTACTTTTCTCCTCTTTTGTCAAAGATACCCATTCTTCAGGAGTTATTTCATATTTTGTGAAATTAAATCCTTCTTCTTGCTCCATTAATGCTATATCTCCTTTATAATAACTTAAATCTCTTTGAAATGGATTGTTTACTACCTCATCTGCTTTGAGTTGCTTAGGATGTATATTAACAGCTGCTCCAGTACTATAAGCAGTATTTAAAGAAGCTGCTCCAGGATATTCTTTATTAATTTTAGTAACCATTTTTTTAGCAATATTATAAGCAATAGATTTATTAAATTTAGAATAAGGAACTAAGATTTCAGTATTTGCACTATTAATTTGATAATTAATTGATTTACCTTTAGCAAAATCTACTATTTCTTTCTTAGAATTAATTAACGAAAATTCAACATTACTATTTTGCTGACTAGTACTTATATCAGTAGTATTTTCTAATTTATTTCCAACTGCATCAAATATATCCTCCAATAATGTAGAGTTTATATCTAATTTAAAAACTTTTTTGAAAAATTTAGATATTTCATTAAGTATATCCAGAAATATATTAGAAGAACTACCCTTTTTACCAGTTTTTACTTTACTAAGTGCTACTTGAAATTCAGGATTTGAAAAAGCTTCTGCAATTAATTCGTGTTCATTACTTAAACCATAATAATTTTCTTTAATATTTTCTTTAGCTATTTTTAAAAGGTCTTTAATGTTATTATGAAATTTACTATCATATAAACTACTTTTTTCATTTAAAGCATGTTGGGTAACAGAATGCATTAATTCATGTACTAAAGTTTTTAAATTTAAACCTACTATATCTCCTAAATATATTTTATTAGAATATGTAGCAAAACCAGCTTGTTTAGTTGCACCAGTAATTAAACCAATTCTAGAATCTTTGTATGAATAAATTTTAGTATCTTTTATAAATGGAGTTATCTTATCAAGTAGATCTAAATAATATTTTTTTAAATCTTTATCTGATAAGTTATACTCATTTGTATAATCACTAATTCCTAATTTATTTAAAAAGTTTATTGTTTTTCTTTCAGTTTTGCTTATAATACTATTACGAGATCTTATTTTACCCTTTTCTACTAAATTTTCTATTAGATTATTTAAATCTAATAACTTAGTATTTGGATCTTCTATTATTTTATTTACTAAATCTTCAGTTAAAGAAGTAATTTTAGTAGAATTATTTATTTTACTAAATAATGGAGTTTCCCCATCTTCTTTAGCATCTTCTGCAATGTTATTTATATTGTCTAAAAATGAATTAGTACTTTCCTCTTTTGAACCTAAAGAATTTACTTTATTTTTTTCTAAAGCTTTCAAAATCAAAGCAGATAAATCAGAACCCTCATCTAGCTCTTCTGAAGGTATTAAATTTTCTTTTGGAATAAATACCTCCTTTTCATTAATTTCTTCTTTAAATGGTACTAAATTATCATTATATTCAATTACAGGTTGAATAAATATAACTCCTGTATCAGAAGGAATAATATTAGTAGTAACTATTTTATTTACATCAATGTATTCTTTATAAGTATTATCACCTAAGTAATTAATATCTATTTGTCTATTTCTATTAGCAGTTAAATTCCCAATAAATTTAGTTTTATTGTCATCTAATAATAATTCTTTTAAAGCTAACCTATTTTCCCCAAATACAAGAGTAGGTGGTATTTTTTTACCTTCTATTTCTTGAGAAGGCATTAGCATTAATCTAGATTCTTTTTTATTAGCAGTTGTTTTACCTTCAAAGATTAGGTGATTTAATAATTGGTTATATGTAATCTTATCAAAATTTAAATAATTATTAAGGCCTTTTATAATAGCTTGATCACTTGACCTAATGGTATCTCCAAGAGATATATCATTTTCTAGTTTAGTATTAACTGGTTTATTTAAATAACTAAAGTCTTTCATTATAGTTATATACAGTGAATAGATTAATTCAGCTTCTGACTCACTCACTTTACTACTTTTTAATCTTAATGGAAATGTTTTACCATTAGCTGTTTCAACTTTGATATAAACAGAACCTTTAGTAGAAGAAAACAATGTTTGAAAGTCTTCTGATAGTTTTTTATTAGATTTTAAATAACTTCCTAAAGTATCGCCATAAAGAAATTCCATATTTTCATATGATTTCTTAATTACATCAGATAATATATTTTTATTAAATGCATTTTCTGAGCTATCATTATTAATAGTGCCATTTGATTTACTAATTAAACTTGATTTTAATTTTTGTTTATTGTAATAAGCATCTAAAATTAATTGTTTATGTTGTAATGATTTTTCTATTTGAAATTCAGCTGAAGCATTAGGTATTCTTCTAAAGAAATCAGCTTCATGAATATGCATTCTAAGATGTATATCATTATAAATAAATGGTTTATCATTTTTATAAAACATTCCTTTAATAGGAAGTACCTCTAGCTGCTCTGTAGTTAATGGTTTATTATTATTTAAACTATTTAATATAGTATCAATAGGTTTAGTTTTCCAACCTTTTGGATTCTCCTTATTTAAGAAATCAAAATCTATTTCAAATACAATATCAATATCATTAATAGATTCGCCAGATTCTAAAAAATTAGACAATGCTATATTTTCAGGAGTTTTATCTTCTTCTGTAGCTCTGCTATTATTAACAGATAAATAAGCTAATGGGGTACTTACTTGAGTTACTGTAGATATATCATCAGAACCTTTAATATAGTCCTCTATATTATCTGAAACTTGTGTTTCAATAGTATTTAAATTAGAAGTTACATTTTCTTCATTAGCAATGACATCTTCAGATATATTAATATTTTGTTCTTTCCAACTACTATAGGCTTCTAATACAGAATCATCTAATTGATTAGTATTTACTTGCCCTTCTTCAATAAGTTTATGTAAATCCTTGAAATCAACTGGTTTTGATTCTTGCTCTTGAGAACCTATTTCAGCTTCTTCTAAATCAACTGTTGGCTTATAATCCGGTATTTTATTAGCTTTTTGATTAGCTGCTTCAGCATTCTGTTTATTAGTTTCTTTTCTAATTTTATCCTGCTGTTTTTTACTAACTTCTTCTTGTTTTGCTTTAATTTTATTTTGAGCATCTTTAGAAGTTAAACTATCTATATCCTCTAACCATTTATCTACATACATTTCTGCAAGCTCTTTTTCAATACTTGCGTTAACTAATTCATCTGTTACCCCTCCATTTAAATAACTTAAAGCAATTCTATCATTAGGAGATAATACACCTAATGTCTTAGCTTCTTCAATAGTTTGATTATTAGATTCAATAATACTATCTAAATAATTATTTCTTTTTTTATAATATTCTTTATCTGTTTCTGATAATTCTTTTTTCTTATTAATTAAATTGTTATTATAATCAATAACTTTTTTAGCTGCTAAAGTAGTTAATCTGCTATTAAACATTTGTTTACCTTGGGGAGTTAGATTATTTACTCCAGGTACTTTTTGAATTTCATCTTCAATAACTTTTCCTAATTCTGGAATCTTATTATTATAATGATTAGTCATATGCTGCAAGTAACTAACTTGATAAGCAGTGGATTCACCATATTTATTTACATTAGAAGCATATAATTTAGCAGCTTCTTCTGAAGTTTTAATATGATTATCTATATTAGCAATATAATCATCTACAGCTTCAATTGGGATATTTAAAGTTTGTGCAACTTCTTCAGGAGTAGCTTTTTTAAGATCTTCTAATTGTCCTTTTCTAATAGCCCAGTTACCTTCCATTGCAGCTCTAACACCAGTATTGAAACTCATTTTGGTTTTAGCTATTTCAAATCCCTTTTCATCATCTATTTGTTGAGATTCAAAATAATCTCTGATAGCTTGAGACTCTCTTTCTTTCCAAGTTAAAATTTCTTTTAAACGAGATTGATTTTCATCTAATTTACTTTCTGCATCAGATCCTAATTTATCTGTTAACTTATTAATAGCGGGTAAAGCAGTTGAAAATATATTTCCTCCTAAACCACCAAAAAAAGCAGAAGTCCATAGTTCAGAATCTTCTGAGTATTTTTTTAATCTATCTGATAAAGTAGATTCATCTGGGTTTACTAATCCTGCTTGTACATCTGCTAAATGTTTTCCCTCTTCTGCAATAATAAATTGATAAGCTTCTTCCATACCTTCAGTAGCAAACTCTAATCCTTTTCTTCCCATATTGTAAGTCAGGGCTTTTGCTGTACTACTACCAGTTGCTTTAGCTAATTTAGTACTTGTAATTCCTTTAGAAATATTAAATCCTTTAGCTAATAAAGTGTATTGAAGAGCATCTTGCCATATATTAGCCCATCCTGCATTATATGTAAATGAAGCTGCTGCTCCTGCATGTTTTTTAGCATCTTCTTGAGACATACCTAGATTAATATATTCATCATATTTTTGTTTAAATACATCTGCTGCTTCTATATTATTCTCTAAATGTCTGGAAATAATACTTTTGCTAATTCCATTAGTTATTTGTTTTCCTAATTGGGTTTCAAAACCCATAGTTCTTCCTACATCATCTACAAGATTAATAGGAGTAGTTATAATCTTACCTACTTTTCCTAATTTACCAACTTTACCAGCAGTACCTAGTACTTTCCCTGCTTTACCAACAAATCCTAAAGCTCTAGCAGCACCTGCAACTGGAATCATTAATGATACAGCACTAGCTAAACTAACCCCATTTTGTGCCCACCAACCATCACCATGAATCATATTTTGCCAAGTAGATCTTTCTTGATTTAAAGGATCTTGATATATAGGTGCATTTTCTTTTACCCAGTCATTAGCACCACTCATTGCGTCTGAAAACCAATTAGAATAATCTTTTTCTCCCCCTGATACTGCATTAAATACATCATCAACTAAATAACCTACTCCTTCTAAAGTCCCTAATACAATTTCACTAGTTCCTTGTGCAAGAAAGCCAGCGGCCTCTCCAAAAAAACCTTGCTCTTCTGCTTTTCTTTTACCTTCATTAAAATCAGCTAGTTTAATTTTATCTTTTAAAGCATCATAACCTTCTTCTGGGTACCAATTTAAATCAGTTTCTGCTTTTATATGATCTATATGTTTTTTTAGACTTCCGGCTACTACAGATGTGCTACCTACGTTCTGAGTACTATTAACCTCATCTAAAGAACTATTCCATAATTCTTTAATTCTATCATGATCATTATTTTGTTTAGCCATATACTATTTTAATGAGATATTTAATATTTGTTGTTTAGCTCTTTCAATATCTGTAAAGTTAGCAGTTGGAGCCATAACATTTTTGTTTTCATCCATTAATGTTACATTATAAGACCCATCATCTAATTTTTCTATATTAGTTAATACTTTAGTACCAGATGAAGTTTTAAACCCAATAGGTCCACTTTTAAAACTAGTAGATTTACCTGCATTATCAAATGCTGTTGATAGTTGAGGATCTAATAAACGCATTGCTTGTCTTTCAGCAGCAACAGCAGATTCAGTATTTCCATTAGCTCTTAGTTGTTTACTTTGATCAAAATATGTATTTGCATAAGATATATTAGATACTTGTCTGTTAGGATCTCTAGATACTGCAATTACATGTCTATTAACTTCTACTAATTTCTTTTTATCTTCGTTATTTGGGTCTACAATCCATTCTTTAGTAGTTACTTTACCTACTTTACCTGTTCCTCCTTTATATTCATTTTGAGTTAATCCGGCTAATTCAAATTTAGAAAAATCATCAATATTAATTTCTTTCCCTGTTTTAGCATCATAAAAAGTATATCCAGCTCCCCCTTGAGTTCTAATCATTTTTTCTTCAGCTGCTGCAATACTTCCTTTAGTTTTAGGTACAGAAATAGTTCCTACATATTCTACAACATTACTTTCATTTTTAAGATAGTCTTTCCATTTTTGATTAGTAAGTGTTTTAATCCTATCTTCTTTAAATTGTTGGTTTTTATAAGGACTATTAATATTATTTTGTTCTCCTATACTCTCTTTAAATACTTCTTCTTTAGCTTTATCATAAAATTCTTTATATTTTTGATTTTTATCTTTTTCAACTAATTGCTTTTCTTGTTGAAGATTATTTAATTGACTTTTTAAAAATCCTTCTGTACCAGGAGCAACTGTCTTACCATTAGCAATAGCTTTTAACTCTGCATTAATTGCATTAGTTTTTTCACCAATTTGGTTTAATTGTGCATCCCAAGATAATTTTGGATTAGCTACTGTTTGTCCTTGTAATTGTCCAGTAATAATAGCATTATCATCTAATTCTTCATATCTTCTTTTTTCACTTATATTATATGCATCATCAATATTAGTAGTAGATTTACCATGAACTACAGTTCTACCTATTTCTAAGAATTGATTTCTTTTCCAATTTTCTTTTTCATTTTGAAACTCTTTTCTTTTGTCTGGAGTTAATTTAGATAATTCATATTCACTAGTTCCTTTTTGCATATTATACAAATTGTCATATTGTCTTCCAGGTGCAGATGCTGACCAATCGTTATATAAATTATCAGCTTGTTGTTTTACTCTTTTATCAGAAATACCTGTCCAACCATTTTTATATGCAATACCTTGATTTAAAAAAGCTACATTTTCAGAACCTGATTCTTCTAAATCTTTAAAGTATTTAATAGATTCGCCATATTTATCTACTCCTTCTCCAATATCATTAGGATCTAAAGTTATATCTCCTCTAAAACCTTTACCTTCATTAGCAGTATATAAACCATATCTTCTTTGATATTCATGTAACATCTCATCAGCAGCAGCAGTTTCTCCTTTTTTCTTTAAATCTTGAATACGTTCTAAAGCTTTTTGATGAGTATCGTATGCTCCTTGTACTTTTTGAAGGTCTTTGTCATTTCTAAAATCTTTAATAAAACCTTTATATTTTCTTTGAAATTCAGGAGACGCCAAGTCTTGATCAATAGCTCCATTAACAAATTCATCTATTTTACCTTTCCAAGTAGTTGCATATCTAGTATCTTCTCCTGGTAATGCTTTTATTTTATATGCTTGTAACTCATCATTTAATAATGATTGTTTATCATACTTATTTTGTTTCATCTCAATGCCTTTAAGCATTAAATCTACAGGCATATTTGAGGGCACAAACTGACTTACATACTGACCTTGAACTCCTGAATAAAATCTTTTAGCCATAATTATTGAGGTTTATTTTTGTCCAACACTTCTTTAAATTTTAATAACATTGCTCCGTTATCGTCCTCAAACTTATAATTATACCCTAAACTATTAATTAGTTTAACCATATTATCATTTTGTTTTTTATTCTCTGATGTCAGTTTTTTATCTTTTAGATACATTTGAGCATTGGTAGATACATTAGCAATTGCTTGATTTTGTAATGATCTTCTTAAATCCTTATTTTGTTCATTAAGTATTTTTTCTTGATTTGCAATCTCAGTATTACCTGCTTTAGCTTGATTTCTAATTTGAGTGTTGCTATTGGCTTCAGTTAAATAACTTTGTGATAAAGCATCCATAGAACTATCAGTTAAAGCTGCATTTTGGGCTGCCATATTACTTAAATAATCTCCTGATGAATTACTTGTACTTCTAATATTTTCTCTTCCAACAGTCCTAGCTTTAGCAATTTCTCTACCTATCATTTGTCTTTGAGAATCTAAGTCTAACATTTCAGGATTAAACTTTTGAAGAGTTGTTTTACTATTATCTCCTGAAGCAATTAAATTGTCAATAGCAGGCAATGATGACATAAGCAATGCTTTTTCTTCGTTACCAAATTTATTAGTCTTAGTTGTAGGATCATTATTAATTTGGCTAAATAAATCTTCTTCTGTAGGTAATGCATTAGAATTTTCTAACCCTCTATTTCTATTAGCTAGATTATACATTCTTTCTATATCACTTTCTTCTGAAGGAGCATAAGCTTCATATTGAGAAGGATCTGTATAGTTACCAGAAGTAGTTAATGATTGTTGTAAGTAATCTTCTATAGGTAAAAACTCATTTCCTTGATTTTGTGTAGCTAACATATTATCATCATATGGAGGATTTCCATCATTTAAGTTTCCTCCAAGTGCTAATAATCTAGTTTTATAATCAGAAGAAGAAATACCTTTAGTTTTAGCTAATTGTTTTATAATATCATTATGAGAATCATCAATAATTAAATTACCACCTTCTTGTTTAAAATAGCCTCCATAAGCAAATACATCTGCTTTAATTGCATTAGTCAATTGTTGTTCTTTCAATTGAGTTTCTTTTCTAACCATATCATTTTCTGCTTTTAGGCTTTCTAATTCTTTTTCTTTAGATCTTAAAGCAGGACCATCATTATCTCTTTCTCTATATTTAAATTCTATAGATTTAGCTACTTGTGCAAATGTTCTTTTTGAGTTTTTAGGAGTAAGTCTATCTGAGAAAATATAATTTCCTAGCTTGGCTTCCCCTCCTTCTGTTTCTGCACCTCCCATTTTAACACCTCCATTTTCATGTCTTTCTCCTACAATAGAATCAACATCTAATGGACCTCCTAATGCGTACAAACCTTGGTTAGCACTTTCCTCATATATTTGTTGATCCATAGCTTGTTGTGCTTCAGCTGCCTTTTTCTTTTTAATGCCTCCACTAATACCACCAGCCACTGCCCCAACAACAGCTCCAACTGCTGTTCCCCAACCAGGTACTACAGATCCCATAGTAGCTCCTGTAGCAGCTCCGGTTAAAGCACCAGATAATGCTCCTTTTCCAGTTTCTCCATTTACATTAACATGAGAATATTCATTTTTAGGTAAAGCATTTCCTAATCTTTCTTCTTCTGGAGTAGTTAACATATTGCCACCATAAGCAAATTGTTCTACTACATTGTTATTTTTTTTAGCTAAATATTCACCAGCAGTTAATTTTAAACTTCTAGCTTCTGCTTTTTGTTCTTCTGTCATAGATTGTAATAATCTCTTATTATTCTCCATTACAGCTTGTTTATCTTGTTGTTCTTTAATATTAGATAACTTTATACTATTAGGATCTACTCCTTGAGCTAATTGCTTATCTACTTGTCCAGGTGAACCATATTCTTCTATAGGTAATGGTTGATTAGTGAAGGGGTCTCTGTATACTCCTTGTTTTGAAACCTGAGGTGTTACTGCTGGAGTAATAAAATATTCTTCTGGTTTTTCATATTCTATAAAATGCATGTTATTACCAACATTTGATTTATAAATATTTTTAGCTTTTAAACCAGAAGGACTAGTATTAGAAATTCCTAAAGAATTTATTTCATCAGCAGATAATAAAGCACCTCTATTACTTCCTGCATTTTTATTAAAATTTAAAGCTTGATTATACTCATCTAATTGAGTTTTATAATTAGGATTAAGCGTTTTAGGACTATTAGTATTGCCATTAGGATTGCCTAATGGACCTCCTAATGCATTATTATTATCAAGTAAACCTAACACGAAATAAGGGTTTACTACTAATGGTTTTTTATTTTTGGATTTCTTATTTTTTTCCATAATACAAATATATAAATTTTATTACATATACAACATAATTGTATGGTTTTTAATTAATTACGTTAAATAATTAAAATGGTGATGGAGTATATGATACTTCAATTTCATGCATTACTAATCTCTTATTATTGTTATTTTCAAAGGTTAAATACAATTGCATCCAAGCATCTCTTAATCTTGCATTTTCATATCTAGGTATGGTATAATGCCAAGTTCTCATTCTTCTTTTTATATCCCCTATTGTTGCAGGAATAACAGTATTAGAATAAGTAAGATCAATATAATCAGTATCTTGATAGTTATTTTTTAATCTAATAGTATTAAAAGTTTCGTTATAAATATCATTTCCAGTTGAATCAAATAACTCAGATTTGAAAGCTAAATTATTATATATCTTAATAATATCAGAATCATTACTCATCATAACACTAATTTTTGAATCAAAGTATTGATCATAATATTTACCATACTCTCCTTCATAATGTAAATATCCTTTATTGTTTTCTGGATTAGTAGAAATAATTTTTCTTCCTAATGGAATATAAATATTAGGAGTATAATCTGGAAATTCTTCAAATGCTTGCAAAGCTTCATTAAAAATTATTGAAGTATTAGCAGTTGCTAATTTAAATCTACTAGTATTTCCAAAATTAGGAACTGTAGGCTCTTCAGGATCAAAATTATATGTATAATCAATTACAGCTTCATAAATAACTCCATTTACATTTATTAAATCTCCTTTAGTAAATACATAAGAATTATTCCCTACTAAATAAGTATCGAGTTTAGCTGCAACAGTAGAGTTTAAAAAAGTAAATATTATAGAATTATATTTAGGTTCATACACAGAATGCACTCCTCCTAAATAATCTCCATTAGTACTGACAGTATAATCTTTATCTGTTATCCTATTTGATATTTCATTTTGAAAAAAACTAGCCATTCTTTTAGAATCAGATAATGCTTCTAATTGAGTTCCATTAAATCTATATACTTTTTTAAGATTTGCATCATAATGATATAAACCATATTCAGAAGGACTTACTGCAAATTGATGAAAAGTCCCTGTAATAGTAGATATATACCCATATGTAGGAAATACTCCTCCAGTACCAATTATTAATTCTTGTCCAGAACTATCTTGAATAACACTTTGATCATCAATAGAAGCAATTCCAAAAGCTTTAGTCTGATAAAAGTATAACCTATCTTTAAATGTAATTATTCTATTAATAGGACCATATACTCCATTTACTTCTGTTTTATTATTAGATTTAAAAGATCTCCAACTATCTACTAATTCACCATCTATTTTATTATCTGAAGCCCATAACTGGTGAAGATGATTTTCTATTGCTTGAAATAAGAAATCTTTTGCAAAATATTTTTCAAATGTATTATTTTGTTGCTCATATATACTATAAATAGAATATTCATTACTTTGATATAACCCCATGTTATCAAAAACTCTATCTCCAGCCCAAGTTCTACCTGCTCTAAAATTAGTATTTACTGTAGACTCAGTAGGTAAACATACTGCTACACCTAATCTATTTGTACCTGGAGCTTTTAATGCGCCATTAACTACAGGATCTCCACTCCAATATTGTTCTATGTGTTCTTGATCATAATAATTAATATAAGTATCTCCACCATATACAGTAAATTCAAGAGAATTTGTTATATTTTCATTTACAACTTGAAAATGATTAGTCCCAATATATGAATCTTTACTTCTAGTAATAAAATCATTACCTCTATATTGATTTGTTAAATATCTACCATATACAACTTCTTTAAAATACAGATCTTGATTAGATATATCTCCTCCATCAAATTCTATAGTATCCGTTGCACCAGCAGCTGGACCAGTATATCTACTAGCTGTTGTAGAAGTAGGCCCTTTCCATGTAAATCCTGCATCTACATTTGGGATAGTAGTTCCTGTGGTTTTAATACCAAATACTAATTTTCTATTTCCAATGCCTAATGGTGTTTTATTATATGCAGAAACTACTGCCCCTGTTCTGCAAGCATAAGCATTTACAATATCTATAGGAGAAACTAGTATTCCTTCATCATCAACTGTTGAGATTTCACCCTGACCTAGTATTTGTGTAGCATGTAATTGTACTCTTTCTTTTACATCATCTGTAATATATTGAGATAGTTTATATGCAAATGCATATTCTCTAAGATCTTCTGCTTCACCATTATTAGTACCACTGTCTGAGTATTTTAATACTCTTGCTTTGTAATAAGCCCTAGATTGTAACCAATCTCCTGCTTTAAAGTTGTTATTATATATTTGTCCAATTGGAGAAATTAAATATCCAACACCTTCAGTACCAATTGGTCCAAAACCAGGTCTATCTGATAAATGATATAGATGTTTATTATGATCTCCAGGTACAGAATATGTATATTCTATATTATAAGGTCTATTAGCTGCAGCAGGAGTTCCATTAGGACCTGTAGATTCCCATCTATGAGGTAATGAATAAAAATCACCTCCACTATGAAAATCAAAATGCATTAACATACCAGAACCTAATCTAGTTTTATCTTCTTCTTTTCTTTCTAATCTTACAATAGAATATCCTGATATCTGATCTCTAACAGATGAAATATCTACTGTAAAAGAAATACCCATTGTAAATAATCTTGCTGTACTAAATGAATCATCAGCGTTTTGAATAGGATATCCATCTGATACTTCAGGAAATTTGATGTCTCCAATCCATTTAACAAATGAAGTAGAGCCTTTTTTGTTATAAAATACTATCCCAAATCTATATGTCTCCCCTCTAGTATAACCAACTAAATTAGAACTCCCCCATTGAGAAGCTAAGCTTAATAATTGATTTTCTGTATTTATTTGTTTTATAGTGCCATCAGATTCTAATACATTTAATGTTTTTGTTGATCCAGGTGGATTTTTATAACCTTTAATATGTTTAGAAGGTGTAGGTAACATTGTAGCATATCCATTGCCAATTAATTCATCTGTAACAAATTTATAAGAAATGTTTAACCCAGATCCTCCTAATGTAGTGCCATCTACTTGATACTTATATTGATTTAAAGTTTCCCAGTTAACATCAGCTTCATTGTTATAAATATTGATAGCATCATATTCTTCTGGTACACTATTATATACAGGACTTGGTCCACTTAAAGTAATATTAGCTTCATTTAAATCTTTTAATAACGCAGAGGAAGTATTATTAAATCTATATGCTCTAGCATCAAAATCTATATCAAATGTTTTTGTTTTAGTATTAGCTGCAATTAATCTACTGTTTTTAACTTCAATATCTTTTGCTACATCAAATCCTGAATACAACATATTAAACTCAACATAAGATATTTCAACAGCCTCTGCTATACTATCACAAGTAACTATTAATTCACCAGAAGAAGGAATAGGATCTTCTCTGAATTTATATATTTTTTTATTATTTTCAGATAAATAAACTACAATATAATGTTCTATATAACTATAGTTAGTATCTAATCCTATTATGTTATAAGTAACACTTTTACTATTAGATGTATTGGGCTGAGTACCTTTAATATCAGAAGGTATTAATGTGTTATAATCATTTGAAATTAAATTTGTTAATACGCTTACTGGAGAAAATAATGTTTCTGCTCCTCTTGAATCTAATAATCTATATGCAAATTGTACTATAGAACCTACTGGTAAATTACCTACACCAATAGATAATATATTAGGTTGAGCAAAATCTACATTAGGTTTTAAATCTACTGTATCTAAAGGGATATTTAATGTATCTGGATCTAATAAATTTAACACTCTTACTGCATTGTGATAATCAGTCCAATATACTCTTCCTATTTTTTCATTTTCATATCTACATAATGCTTTAATTCTATGTACAGAACTAAAATTTAATTTATTATTATATATAAGATGATTAGTAATATTTAATATATTACCTGGGTCTATGCCTATAATAGTATTAGTTTCTTCATCATAATCAAATTTCCATATTTGTCCATAACTATCTGGCTCTAAATCTGAGTTATTTGTAGTAAATAAAATAACTGAGTTAACCATTGTAGCATAACCTATAATAGTTAAATTAGTTTGTGTAGGTATAGTAATATCAGTAAGTTCCATTTCTGGAATATTAGGTATAACAAAACTTAAAAGATTTCCTTTTTCATTTTCTAATGATCCAGAAGATAATCCTTTATCAGTTATTACTCTAAAGTTTTTTAAAGAATAAGCTGAAGTAGAATTTCTTTTATTTTTAGCTGAATCCCAATCTAAGCCCTCTAAAAACCCTTGTTTACTTTTCATTATCTTTTATAAGTGTACATATTAATATTACTCTGCCCTCTTAAAGAGTTGTTATCAATATTATTTTTAACTTCTCTTTGTTCTTGAATATTTAGACTATTAAATCCGTCTGAATGATGATTAATTTTAGGTATTAATCTTATCCAGTTATTTTTAATACTTTCTAATTGATCATTATTAGGCATTACAGATCTAGTTTGTGCTCCTCCAATATACCAATCTCTATCTCTCTCTATAATTTGGTAGGCTTGTCCACTAATTTTGCCACTTAACATTTTAATAAAAGCTAATTTCCAAAGTAAATGATATTTAACTGCATTTTTAACTTTAACATCATCTGGTATTTTAGGAAATCCATTTTCATCTACTACAATACCTTTATAAGATAAGGCTATAAATCCTTTATCAAAATTAGTAAAGATGTAATTATCATTAACATTGTATGTTAATTTGCTAGTTAAATTATTAGCTAAGTTATTAGGCGTACTAGTAACATCATTATTAGTTATATATTTATGATATATACTAGATTTATAAATCATAGGAGAAAAAGAAGATATATCAAATAGACATTCTTCAATTTCTGTTGCATTTTTGTCAACCTTAGCTTTAATACCATTAATAATATGTAAAGAGCAAGGAATTTTAACTTTATGATTATTTACTAAAAGTACTTCTACCTTTTCCTCAAAATAGTTCATACCTCCAATGAATTCAATAGCTTCTCCAGCCCATTCTATAGCATCTGCTATATTTAATTCATTAGACATACCCGAGTCTCTATATGCTGAATTTATTATTTCATAAACACTAACATATTTACCATTAAATATACTCATTACAATTTAAGATTATCTAAAGCTTCTTTTAATACTTCTTTATAAGATTTATCTGGAGTTTCTAAAGGATTAACTTTACTGATATACATTTCTTCATTATTAATCCATTTTTCTCCTTTATACCCATTTTCAGTTATGCTAATTACGTATCCGTTATTTACTTTTCTAACTTCAACTCTTTTGCAAATACCATCTTTTTCCTCAGAAAAGGTATTACATATTTCAACAGAGTCCTTTAATTGCACTAAATTTTCTTTTTTCATATAATTTATTTTAAATAATAATCAATTTTGCTATCTGGATTTTTCATAATAGAAGCTAAAGTTCTTACCAAAGTTCTAGTAGGAATGAATTTATATACTTTTTTATAGTTATATGTTGCTTGTGCTACATTATAACATACTCTAGCTACATATCCTTGTGTGTGTTTATTTAAGTGTCTTACAAGCTTCTTATTAGCTTTAGCTTCTGAGTTACTTTGCCAAAGATCTTTTGTAGCTTTCCAATCAATAGGTAATGTATTTACTAATTTACCTTCTTCATCTATATATGGTTCAGGTTTAGTTTTTTTAATTTCTAATTCTCCCATTCTATGAGGCATTATAAAATTAAATCTTTCATTTAGAATAAGGTCTCTTATATGTGAATTTACTTCATCTAATATTTCGCTATAAGTATTATAAGGGATATAGTAAATTGATTCTTTGTTTATTTTCTTATCTTCTCTTAGATAATAATTTAAATAGTGATTATAGAAATCTTTAGTTTTAATATCTGTTTTAAACTTTTCCTTTTGTTTTCCTTTGATTTCCATTTAAGCTTTCTTTAGATTGTTAGCTGCATCATTACTTTCATCAGAAGGCATTTGAATAGACATTCCAAATTGTTTTAATACTTGCTCTTTGATATAAGGAATCATCCAAGAGTTTAATGGGTATTCATCATCATAACTAAAACAAGGTTCATCCTTACATTTAAAATCAATTAGGTTTCTAGGACTAGAGAATACTCCTCTTACATTAATATAATCTAAATAATCATAGTTATTATTAGTAAGTAGGTATATTTTCTGATTTAAAAGAAAAGCATATACTCCTTTAAAGTACTTACTAAAAGTAGCATAGGGTACTCTCTCATAAGGAATGATTGCAAATGGTACTTTAATTTTAGATACTAAACCTATTCTAGTTAATCCAATTCCATTATGAAATTCTACTAATTTAGGTATTTCTTTTTTAGTTCTTAATATACTACAACCTGTTGCTATTTCACAACAATCTGCTGTATCTGCTAATTCTAATTCTAAGCAATTAAGATCTTGTTCTATTTGAGTATCAATAGATCTACCTGGTTTGTTATATTCATTTCTTAACCAAAGATCTCTTTGAGTATCAAAATGAAATAATATATGATCTATAGTGATATTTTCATCATCTGATATATTACTATTTCTTAGTATATCTAAAACATCATATGCTAATTCTGCGTAAGTTGCCATAATTTATTATAAATTCATTGGATATAAACAAGGAAGAGTACCTTTATTTAATACTGTTCCGCATCCTATTACTGGTTTTGGTCCATTTTTACCATAAGCAAAAGCAAAAGAGTTTCTGTCTATACCACAACCTGTTTGAACTCCAAATAATCTATATTTAGAACCAACAGCATATTCAATATAAAATTGAGAATGCAGATGTCCTTGTACTTGAGAACATAATTCTGTTTTCATTCTCATTCTTGCACTTCCCCCTTCACCATGGTTGTAACATACATTGTTAAGTATTACTTCATGTACAAATTTCCAATTTGGTGTACTTAATGCAGTAGAATAATCAACAATCCACTGATCTGCAATACCTGCCGATTTAGCTTTTCTATGTACTAATCTATCATGATTACCTACAGTTACATAAGCTTCTGGAAATACTGAGTACCACCTTTGTACTTTTTCTTTAGCTAATTCAAATTCTTTATTTGGACCATATGTTTCTGATTCAGATTCATGATAACTACTGAAATGATTATCAATAATATCACCTATAAATACTACAGTACCACAATTATCTTTTTCTTGTATCTGTCTGCAAAAATATAAATATTCTTTTAAACAAAATGGTTCATGAAGATCTCCAATAACTAAAACATTATTAGGGTCTCCTGTTAAAAATGGCTCTGGTAAAATTTCTTTTTTATTACTTTTAAATGGTGTATTTTTCTTTTTCCATTCTAAGAATTCTGAATATAGTGGATTTACTTCCTGTACATCTTTACCTAATTCTTTAATAGAGTTCATAGTTTGTCTTATTCTAGCATCAACTAAAGCCTCTTTTGCTTCTTGTTCTGTTATATTAAACATTCCTATTAAGACACTAGGTCCTGATTTTAAATATCCTGGTTTTTCTAAAAGGAAATTTATTACTTTTTCTTTATCCATATAATATATTTTTACAAATATACAATAAATTTCTTATTTATCTTTACCTAAAGCGTTTAATAATTTATTAGCTATTCCAACTAAAAAACTTCTTGTCTTTTTTAAAAGTTTTGTTATTATATCAAAATCTTGAGTTTCCTCTTTAGTTTTAATAGATATTAGATTACTAATAATACTAATGCCTTCACTAACAATAAGAATTTTAATAGATAATGATACTAATATAGTTAAGTCATAATTTATGCCTTTTCCTATTAATGCAATTGTCATTGGGAAGACTAATAAAGCTGGCTTTACTACAAACCCTAAAAGAAGTTCTTTAAAATTAAATTTTGAAGGATTAATTCTTAATACTTTAATAGCTCCCAATATTGTATCAGCAAGCATTAAATAAACAAAAATAGTTACGGGTTCTGTATCCATATTTAGATATATAAATACACTGTACACAAGAGTTTTTAGTTGGTTATCCATTAGAATTCTTTTAATATTGCTACACTCAATTTTCTTTTGTTCATAAACTTCATCCATTTTTTGAATTCTTTTAATACATTTCTTACTAGGCAGGCTACTGAATTACCATTAATGTATACAGTAGCTTCTCCTGCTTTATGACAATTTGCACCTATTCTATCTTTATATATTTTACCATAATTTTCTGCCTTATTATCTTTATCATTATCTCTTGTGTAAGGAAAACCTACTTCAAAAGATTGTATATAAGCAGGATATTGATCTTTACCATGAAGTCCATAAATATGAGAATCATATATAATTATATCATCACATAATATGGCACATCCTTTTTTGTTATATTTTTCAAAATGTTTTAATCCTTGAGCGCCTGCATTAGTTGTACCTGTACATACCATTATAAATACAGGTTTTGTATTATCTTTTAAGCACTCAAAAGTATAAACTTTATCATCAAATTTATTGTATTCATCTTCTTCTGATCTTATCCAAATATCGTAGATACCTTTTTTCCATCCTTTAAACGTACTTAAAGATTCTAATCTACTTAATAATTGATTATCTGTATAATTTTTAATATTTGTTCTCATTATTTAAATACCTAATTCTTTATTTAATATACCATCACTTAAAAACTGATTATATATCTCATTATCAGCATGAGTGTAACTATTTCCAATATCTTTTGTTACACAATAACCTCCAGTTCTATTTATAGAGTCCTTTATGCTATTATAATTTGCTATACCTCCAAATTCTACAGTAGCTGTTGTATCTCCTGTTCCTAAATATAAATAAATATGAGGCATAAATAATCTATGTTCTACAGATGCTATTTCTATTAATCCTTTTTTATTCCAATTATACCCTTGAGTAAAGACAGATAAATTAGCATCATCTGAACCATCAGATGCCATCCCATAAGCGTTCCTAATTGGTTCTTTGCGAGTAGTTCCTCCTGTATTAAAAATAAGTTCTAAATCAGGTACAGACCCAACACCTAGACAAAACAATATTGGGAAAGGCCTAGTATATGCAAAATGACCCATAGCTAATCCCCCCATACTTGCCCCTACTAATATAACAGACTCATGAAAATTATAATTAGAAGCTAAGTGTTTTTGTAGTTTTAAAAATCTTGTTAAATATACTTCATTTCCCCATCCAGATGCATTAGTAGTAAATGGAGTTGTTGTTTCATCTTGCCCATTTGTACAGGCAAAAGATATTTTATTTGCCTTACAAAATGCTACAAATGAAGCAGATGGGGTATAAGTGTAATCTCCTCCATTTCCATGCATTAATAACATTAAATAATCACTTTCCCCCGTGTTAGTATACCCATCAGATGTCGTTAATCTACAATCTACTCCATCAATTTGGAAGTTTTTAACAAAATAACCATTAGGGGTATATGTAGATTGATATGTCTTTTGAGAAAAAATACCGTCTCTTTTTTGAAAAGTATTTGTATACCAATAACCAGAGCCATTCCAAAATGTACCACTTCTTGGTATTTTAGCCCAATCTATTTTTATTTCAGCAACAATACCTGAACCAGAAGATTCTACTAATGTTAAATCAGAAATTTGTCTTCCATTAACAGCTGTTGGAAGAGTATATGTTAAATTGTCAAATATTGCAACTCTACTTCCTTTTACCCCTGTTTCTGAGAATTCACATATAGATATAAAACTTCTAGAAGATGGGTTTGTATCCATTCTTAATTGTTCTACCCCATATCTTTTAGTTGCTGATGCGCCGTAAATTTTACAGTCTAAAATAGCCTCTTTTAAATTTCCTAGTGTTAGTATATTCTGACGCTCCCAAACATTTTCCTCAGCTAAAGGTAGCTCGCTTTTAATAGAATTACCATAGACAAAATTATCTTTAAAACATTTGGAATCAAAACCATATGTGTTGTAATTTTTAGGTAGTATTTGTGCTCCACTAGCTAATTTATTCCAATCAACTACCAATCTAATTCTATCACAACCAGATGGAGTAAGTTCTAAAGTATCTAATCTTGTACCATTTGTCTCTGCTGGCTCTACATACCCAACAACTGAAAATGTACCAATCAAACCACTTGAGCCTACAGTTGTATCTAAAGTTATGCCATCCTCTTGATAAACAGCTATTCTTATTTGATGGATTGTCGAAAGATTACGTTGAGCATTAAATACTGAAACTCTCCAGTTTTTGTCTCCACCATCAATAATTAAATCCTTTATAAAAGACTTAGAATTATCTGATATTCCATCAAAAGTAGATTGAGCATGGAAGGGATAGGGACTAATAGCTCTTTCAGCTACAGCATTGCTAGTTACAGCATTAGTGTTACTATAGGCTATAACATCTACTACTGCCGTTCCTACAGAAGCTACTGTTAAATCTCCAGTTCCTAAAATAGAATTTCCATTTATAGTTTTTATTGAGGAAGCTAGGCTAACGTTTGTTTTTCCCATATTACAATTTTTGTTGAGTTAGTATAATTACAGACCCTCCTGATATATTTGCAAGTGCTTTACCTGTAAGAGTTTCATTTGAGTTACAAGAATAGGTGTAAGACAACCCAGCTGGAACCGTTATTGAATCTATACTTACAGAGCCTGTAGTTATAATTGTAAACGAATTGTATAAACCATCTGCTATAGTGTAAGGTAATACAGGAGCTAATATTCCAGTAGTAATTGTTCCTGCATTTTGTTCAGTAACTAATGTTTCTATATTAGTGTCTAAATTCCCCAAAGTAGCAGATGTTCCTCCACTTCCTCCTTGTAATTGAACTAATGCATTTAGTGCACTTATTTCTGATTTATGTTCATCTAATAATCCCATAATTTAATTTTTTAATAATGATAGTAATTTTTGTTTTATTAAACACATTTCATCTAATGTTAGACAATTTAATGTATTTAATATTTCATCAGTTTGATTTAATAAAGTATCAATAGTAACTGTAATATCATCTTCACTATCTGGTACTATTGTTATAATAGGTAAATCAGAATAAGTATAAATAGTATTATATGAATATACATATATATAATCAGTATTGTAAAATGCTATTAAATCAGAAGTTGAATTTAATTCAGTTAGTATGTAAGTAATTACTTCCTCTTTAATACCTATAAAAGTAAATAAATCAGACCCATTTTGATTGTAAGTTAATTCAAACTCATTGCTAGTATAACTATTAAAATTAATTTTAAATTTATAAGCATTGGTTACTTCTTGATCAAAGGGTTTATATCTATAGAATATGGATATTAAATTAGATATAATAGAATTTTCTTCTAACATTTTTTTAGAACATTCTCCTAAAGATAGTTTATTATTAAATTCTTCTCCCCATAAAGAATGTAAATATTGAAAATACTGAATCCAAGTTATTTTTTGATTATTAGTCATCTTAGTTAGCTAATATTTTATCTGTAAAAATTCCTACTATTTTTATAGTAGCTGCACTAGGGAAAAAAGAACTTAATCTAACTGAATAAGAATTAATATCTAAATCAAATCCTGTAGCTAAACTATAAGCATTATAACTAATAATATCATCAGCTACTCCAGATGAACAAATACTACATTTAATAGTAGATATTATTTCAGTATTTGAAACTCTTACTAATTCAATTTCTATTACTGCTTGTTCAGAATCAAAAGGAAATTTAAAATAAGAATTACCATAATTCTGTGGGGTAGCATGTAAATGTAAATAAGTTCCATTAGTACCAAATAACTCAAAATTTAAACCTAAACCTTGTGAAACTGGGGGGATATTATTTTCATATAAGATCTTTAATCTAAGTCTATCTAAGTCATTAACAAGTACTACTGGTACGGTTGCCAATGTAATAGTTGTATTATTTCCTGAGAATAACCCATTATCTGCTATTGAAGAAGCATTAATGTATCCTCCATCAATACCATTTGTCCCATCAATACCATCTACACCGGGAATACCAATAGGACCTTGTAGACCAGTATCTCCAGTTGGAAGGGTTATAAATCCAGTATCAAAGCAATCTCCGCAATCTTGATTTCCTGTACACATATTATTTACATTTACAATCTGCTAATTTGCAGATACGTTCTAATTTCTTAATTAATTTATCTCTTGTAGAATCATTTAATGAACCTGTTGCACTCAATGCTAATCTATATAAAGATTCCGCTTCTAATACAGAAGCACTATTGTTAGTACATTTACAATCATTATTTAATGTTTTAATCCACATTTTATCTATGCAACATCTTATAGAACATAAATTATATATTGTAATACAATTAGTTCTTGTAAATCTTACACCAGGATCATCTTCAGAATCAATTACATTTACATAATATTTAATTATATACTTACCATTTCCTGTTAAAGGTATAGAAGCTAACAAAAATTTAGTAGTTACTGTTGTTGGTTGAGTTATTGTCTCTAAAGTTATTGTTTCTATAGTATTATCTGGGTAAGTTATTTCTAGATAAGTACTATTTGATTCAGAAGGATTTGGATTATCAAAATTCCAACCTCCTAAATTTGTTGCACTATTCTGTAAAGTATTATCATATATAGATAAAGTATTACAATTATCAATACATGATGTTATTTTTAAAGCTACTGCCATATTTTATATATAAAAAAGGAGGGCTGGAAACCCTCCCTTTAATTAAATATTTAGTATATATTATACTGCTAAGTTACCATTTGCAGATCCAAATGCTAATACCTCAAGTACATCAGTGATGTCATCTGCAGTACCTGTAATTGCATAGTTTGGAGATGGAATAGGTAATGCTAAGATAAACCCTTTTCTAATTGGTCCTGCTACAATTGAATCTTTGTACAATTCTTCTGTTTCAATATTAATTAGATTATAAGTTCCTGATGCTTCTGTACGATCAGGGAAAATATTAGGTTCTCCTTTTCTTAAGAAATCACCTTCATTACCTTGTAAGAAGAACTCAAGTTCTTTAACTTGTTTTTCAGTACCATTACCTGCACTTGATGCAGTATTAGTAAATGTAGTTCCTCCAAAGTTTTCTAAAGTAATATCAAAGATTAATGGAGATAAATCTTGAGCAAGTTTTCCTACTTTATGTGGTAAAGATAAACCTGTTGATTTAACACCAAATGCTCCAGTAAGTGTCGTAATGTTTTCACCTGTAACACCTGTTGCTGAAACTCCTTGATAAGGAACTGCAAGTTTAATTTCAGTACCTGAAACAGCTTCTACTACATATACAGGAGTTGTTGTTGCAGTACCTCCAATTCTTATTACATTACCAGGTAATGCACCATGAGATCCAGAGGAAGCTACAACGTATTTACTTCCATTAACTACAGTTAAAGTACCAGCTCCAAGTGCTGCTCCAGCATCATCTGAAAGCATCTCTACTTTAACAATTTTATCTGGTTCTTTTGAAAATTCTGCAATAGCAGCTTTTACTAGATTACTAGCAATTTCTAATTGTGTTGCTGATGTATCACTTACATAATATGCATGTTTAATGTAAAGACCTCCTAAATTAGAAACTCTTCCTTGACGGATATTAAAACGCATAATGTAACGATTATCATTAGCTACTGTAATAGAACCATTAGTTCCATTATAACCAACAATACTTACTTGATCAGCAGATGCTACATAATTTGTTCGTACAGCAGATTTAATAGTTGCTTTATCAATTACTCCAGAAACTAAAGGAATACCCCCTGTCCCAGGTGTTTTTTTAACAATTATAAATTTTTGAGCTGTAGCAGCAGTTGCTTCAGTTAATCTCACACCTCCAGGTGTAAAGATTCCGATCTCACCACTATTCATTGAAGAAATATCTCCAGTTGTCTTAGTAGCTGCTTGACCAATAAATAGTAACTGAATATCTCTTTGAGATTGTGTTGCCATTTTTTAAATTTTAATTTTAATTAATAATTATTCACCTTGTTGTTTTTCAATTGATTTAATTTGATAAAGCTGAGGGTCTGTAATTCCTGTTGCCATTTTTACAGCCTCATCTATTATTCTTCTGTGTACTATAGTGTTTAGTTGACAACTTTGTGGTCCAGACACGCCGTCAACAGTATCTACTCCTATAATGATGGGAGTTAATTTTTTAAGATACCTTACTTTATAAGTTAATACAGTAAAAGTACCATCTGATATTATTTCATGTTTTCTACCAGAATAATCCAACCTCCAAGCATATCTTTTGCCTGAAGGTTTTTTAAATGGATTATCTTTATTTATTTCATAATGATCAGAAGTTATTGGTTTAACTCTTAATTTTTTATTATTTAAACAGCTATTAGCTGATTGCATCACTATTTCTTCTTGTACAACAAATAAACAATCTGAAGGTAAATCATAAAAAACTCCATTTGTTAATGTTCCTACTTGTGATGCTGATACAGTACATGTTGCACCTACTACCAATTCTTGTAATTCTTTTCTTCTAGCTTCAGTTTCTTCAAAGCCTTCTTTAGATGAATTACCTAATGGATTATACAAATCAAGAAAAACTCTTTCTTGTCCTTTAGTTAAAAATCTACTGATCTCATGTGGTGTATATCCAGGAGCATCAAAATTAGTAATTTTATCATAAAGAATTAAGAATTCTTCTTCCATGTCAGTAGCTGTCATCTATTATTTTTCTTTAGATTTCTTAATTCTTGTTTCAATTGTTGTTAAAATATCCTGATTAGCAGGAGATGTTAAATACTCAATTACGTTGTTGATTGTAGCAGGTAGTCCTGTAGCTGAAAGCAGATCTCCTCCTGGCAATGAATACTGTCTGCCATTTTTAATTACTGCTCCACATTCTACAGCATCTGAGATTAACAGTTTAATTTCATAAGAATCTTTATCTTCATATGTTTTTAAGAAACCTTGTGTGTCTTCATCAATGATTTTTTGAAGTTCAGTTAAAAGAAAATCTTCTTTAGATACTGAAGATACTTTTTTACCATATACTCTCAAGAAATTTAGCATGTCTTCTTTACTATCTTTAAGTTTACCTAAAGCCATGTAGCATTTGATTTTTAAATCTGCTGATTTACTTTCAGTTTTAATATCTTCATCTACAGAAGTAATAACATATCTGTGTTGTTTTGTTATTTGAGCATCTGCTGATTTAGCAATTTGATTAGCATTAGCTCTTGCAATTACATATTGAAGATACTGTTTAGGATCATTTAAATGTAAAGTAATTGGATTTTTAGCTAATGATAAACTAAGTTTATGCCATTGATTTTCTTTTTGTTTATGATGATTTAGATCTAAATCTAATTCTTTTTCTAACCATTTTCTTTCATTTTGACTTTCAAATGGATCAA